GTGGCGTTCATGGTCAGACTTCCTCTGCTGCTGCGATTTGGGATTCGAGGGCGAAGGTGTCGCCATCGGTGGGGCATGTCGGCAGGCCCAGCGCTGCCCACTTGGCCGAGAGGCGCACGGTGTAACCGCAGGCCGGACAGGTGGCCTTGAGCATGCGGGTGCTTTGGGTCTTCTTCACCCCGACATTCAGCGCTGCATGCGGGTACGTGCCCAGGGTCTGCAAGACCTGGGCGTATTGCGCGGCGAAGTCTTCAGCACCAGCCACCATGCGCCAGTTGTCACCCGCGGGGCACAGTCCCAGGTTTGCGGCTGCCTCTATGTAGGCGTTCGAGGTGTGCGACATGGCACCGGGTGCGGCATGGGCCAGGGCTCCCACCAGTTGCGCCAGCACCTGGGCCGGGTCGGCCAGGGTGGGAGAGACCATGACCTCATGGGTCTGGTCTGCCGAGTCGGTGTCGGCCCAGCACTCGGCGAGGGTGCCGCTGCGGCTGAAGGTGGAAGGCAGCCCGCAGGTTGCCCGGATGCGGGCGGGCAGGCTGAGACCATGCCCAGCGAACACTGGGCGAAGGGATGCGATGGCGGCTGTTAGCCAATCCTCACGGGTGGGGTGTGTCACTTTGCTTCTCTCCTGTTTCGTCTGGGCACCGTTGCCCATCGCCCCATACGGGGAGCGCCAGTGTAGTGCAAGTGTTTGAACGGGTGCAAGTGCTATCGCTCAAGAGGGAAGTCCAGACGGGGCGCTCTAGACCACAAGTCACGTGCGCGTGATGTGCGCGTGATGCGGGTACTACGTGAAGTTATCCCGAGTCAATATCAGGGGTCTTTCCTGTATGGATGGACATGCCTCTAAAAGCCACCAGAACGGCCCAGGATCGATTCGGGGTGGCACCATATGCCCTGGTATCAAAAAAGAAAGATCGGAGCTTCTAGCGAGTTGTGCACAAGTTATCCACAGGTGCTTCATAGGTAATGCCTCATTTTTGAGCACAAACAAAGGCTTATCCACAGGCTGTGGATAACTGCTTGCCAAATGAACAAGCTGTGGATAACATGCGAACGAATGCCACCAGCAGCAAGGGTGGCGATAGTGATCAAGGGGCGCAAAGCCCGAAGGGCGAGAACCGTGAGCAATATGACAGGCAAGGACTACATGCAAGCCCTGGACTCGGTGGGCCAGGACGACGGCGAGGCCGAAGACGTTTACACACTAGACGGCCCGGACACCTACAGCGAAGCGGAACAGATGGCGGATGCCGCAGAGGCACCAAAGATCAGAGGGGATGGACACGTAGTAGGGACTGCAGAGTGGAAAAGAACCAGACCACTAACGGCACAACAGCAGGCTTTCGCCCAAGGGGTCATCCAGGGGAAAAGCCTGCGTCAGGCGTATAGGGATGCATACCCCAACGCCCAGGCCAACGACCAATCAATCAGCGCCACCGCAGCGCGACTAATGAAGGATGAGCGGATCACCAAGCTAGTCCGGGAAGCCTGGGAGGAAACACAAGAGGCGTTGACGGATGACCCGCAGGCGATGCGAAGGCATGTGGTCAGGCAGTTGGTGGCACTCAGCAAGACGGCAGCACAAGAGGGCAGCCGCTTAAAGGCACTGGAGTTGCTGGGCCGCAGTGCAGGCATGTTCAGGGATGTGCAGCAGGCAGCAGACAAGCCTCTCACCGCAGCAGAGTTGAAGGCAGCACTGAGCGGACACCTCAAGCTAGTGGGGCAGACGCAGCGTAAACGCACGGGCACAGATGATGCGTAAACAGCGGAGGGGTGGGATGACGTAAACGGTGGAGCGGTGGACCCACCGTACCCGGACCCCCCGCTGTGCATGACTGACCACCCTCCCGCGTACTACGCTCTAATCCACTCCCACATTTCTCCTCCCATCAAAACCACCCCCCATTCCTCCCAAATCCCCACCCCCCGGGGTATATATTTTTCAGAAAGATATTGTTCGCATGGAAACGACCGTTTACACTGACATCATTGATTATGCGATGCCGACCATGATGGCGGAGAGGGCGTTGAAGGAGTTGCACAACGCTGCTTTGAACAGAGAGTTTGACAAGGCGATTGAGTTTGCCTTGGAGGCGGCGATTCAATGCAGGATGGCAAGTTTTGCTTTGCGTGGAATGGCAGAAGAGGAGAGAAGGCGTGACAGACAGGTGGCAGTTGGTTCTTGATTTCATCAAGGCTTACATCAAGAGGCATGGGGTATCGCCTTCTTATGAGGTGATGGCTAAGAGCTTGGGATTGAAATCAAAAGCAAACATGCACAGGATTGTGAAGAGGCTTGAGAAGGAGGGCCACCTCAAGGTGGCCCCTAGAAGGTTTTATGGTGTGAAGGTTGTGGACCGGTCTATTGATGAGGTGGTGAGTCTGTGACGTTATTGTCAAAGCAGGAGATTGGGCAGTACCTTGCGGTTGTGGACAAGGTGCCTGAGGTTGAGCGGAACAAGATCTTTGCCTTGTTGGAGATGGACAGGGTTGAGAGGTGCCGGGAGAGCTTTTTGTTCTTTGTCAGGCAGATGTGGCCTGGGTTTATCTCTGGGCGGCATCATCAGATCATGGCAGAGGCTTTTGAGAGGGTTGCTGCTGGGGAGTTGAAGAGGTTGATCATCAACATGCCTCCCCGGCACACCAAGTCTGAGTTTGCTTCGTACCTGCTTCCTAGTTGGTTCTTGGGCAAGTTCCCTGAGAAAAAGATCATCCAGACCGCCCACACTGCAGAATTGGCAGTGGGTTTTGGCAGAAAAGTCAGGAATCTGGTTCAAAGTGAACAATATGCCAAGGTGTTTGACACAAAGCTGTCCAGCGACTCCAAAGCTGCTGGACGGTGGAACACCCACAAGGGTGGCGACTACTTCGCTATCGGTGTTGGTGGTGCTGTGACGGGTAAGGGTGCGGATCTGTTGATCATTGATGATCCGCATAGTGAGCAGGAGGCCAAGCAGGGCAATCCTGAGGTCTATGACGGGGTGTATGAGTGGTACACCTCTGGTCCTCGGCAGCGTTTACAGCCTGGAGGGGCCATCATTGTTGTGATGACCCGCTGGTCCAAGAGAGATTTGGCTGGGCAGATCCTCAAAGGGGCAGAAAGAGACGGTTCTGATCAGTGGGAAGTCATTGAATTCCCTGCCATATTGCCCTCGGGCAACCCTCTTTGGCCTGGATTTTGGTCAAAAGAAGCTCTGGAATCGCTCAAAGCTGAGCTTCCGGTGGCGAAATGGGAGGCTCAGTACCAGCAAAACCCGATTTCTGAGGGTGGAGCCATTGTTAAGCGTGAACAGTGGCAGATTTGGGACCAAGAGACGCCTCCGCCGTGCGAATACATCATCCAAAGCTGGGATACCGCCTTTGAGAAGAACAATCGGGCCGACTTTTCCGCTTGTACAACGTGGGGGGTGTTTGACCACCCCAATAAACACGGTGATTTGAGGCCAAACATCATCCTTTTGGATGCCTACAAGGCTCGTCTGGAGTTCCCGGAGCTTAAAAAGAAGGCATTTGAGATGTGGAAGGAGTGGGACCCTGACACGCTGATTGTGGAAAAGAGGGCAGCAGGTGCGCCTTTGATCTATGAGATGCGCAAGATGGGAATCCCGCTTTCGGAGTACACACCGGGCAAGGGCAGCGATAAGATAGCCCGTGTAAATTCAATCGCAGACCTGTTTGCATCAGGGGTTGTGTGGTGCCCGGAGAAGAGATGGGCAGAAGAGGTCATGGAAGAGATGGCCTCCTTCCCAAATGGGGATCATGATGACCTTGTGGACTCGTCCAGTCAGGCTTTGATGAGGTTTAGACAGGGCGGCTTCATTGCAATTGATAGCGATGAGCAAGACGAACCGATGCAAAAGCGCCGGAACGCCTCCTATTACTGATTCTGAAAGCGCAACATGGCAACCAACATTGACACCGCTCTGAACCCCTTGGATATGGGATTGATGGGCGATGAGCCTGCGATTGAGATTGAAATTGAGCAACCTGAGGGCTTAAAGATCGGAATTGATGGCGTTGAAATAGATTTGATGCCGGAACCTCTGATGGCAGAAGAATTTGATGCCAACCTCGCAGAGTTCATGGATGACGGCGACCTGCAGTCTTTGGCTTCAGAGCTTGTGGCCCTCGTAGACGCAGACATCAACTCCCGGAAAGACTGGACGGAGATGTTTGTCAAGGGCTTGGAAGTCCTTGGCATGAAGTATGAAGAGCGCACTGAGCCCTGGAACGGGGCCTGTGGCGTTTACAGCCCCCTTCTGACAGAAGCTGCCATCAGGTTTCAGTCAGAGATGATCACTGAGACCTTCCCTGCCCAGGGCCCGGTCAAGACGCAGATCATCGGCGCGGTTGATCGCCTCAAGGAAGACGCAGCAGAGCGTGTCCGCGATGACATGAACTACATGCTGACCGAGAAGATGATCGACTACCGCTCAGAGCATGAGCGCATGCTGTACTCCCTGGGGCTCTCAGGCGCAGCGTTTAAGAAGATCTACCCGAACCCCAGCACTGAACTGCCTGCGGCTCCTTTTGTCCCGGCAGAAGACTTGATCATGCCCTATGGGGCATCCAATGTTTACACCGCAGAGCGCGTGACTCACATCATGCGCAAGACGGAGAACGAGATCAAGAAGCTACAGGTTGCTGGCTTCTATCTGGACGAAGAACTGGGTGAGCCGGTCAGGTTCTTCACTGACATCGAAAAGAAAAAGGCAGAAGAACAAGGGTATACCCTGACTGATGATGACCGTTATCAGGTTCTGGAGATCCACGTAGACTGGGACATGCCGGGGTACGAAGATGAAGTTCCTTTGCCGTATGTGGTCACGGTTGAAAGAGGCACTCAGACGGTTCTGTCAATCCGGCGAAACTGGAACGAAGACGACAAGCGAAAACTCAAGCGACAGCACTTCGTCCAATACACCTATATTCCTGGTTTTGGCGCTTATGGTTTGGGTTATATCCACCTTATTGGTGGTTATGCTCGCGCTGGCACTTCCATCATCCGGCAATTGGTGGATGCTGGCACCCTGTCCAACCTGCCCGGTGGCCTAAAGGCTCGTGGGTTGCGGATTAAGGGCGATGACACCCCGATTGCTCCGGGTGAGTTTAGAGATGTGGATATTGCTTCTGGAAGTGTGCGTGACAACATCATGCCGCTGCCTTACAAGGAGCCAAGCCAAGTTTTGGCTGCGCTGCTTCAGTCAATTACTGAAGATGGGCGCAGACTAGCAGCGATTGCAGATCTCAAGATCAGCGATATGTCTGCCCAGGCCCCTGTGGGCACCACGCTGGCTATTCTTGAGCGTCAACTCAAGACTATGAGCGCGGTTCAAGCCCGTGTACACGCAAGCCTGCGCATGGAGTTTAAGTTGCTCAAGGAAATCATTCGTGATTTCCTGCCTGCAGATTATTCCTACACGCCAGAGGGTGGTGATCGGTCGGTTAAACAGTCTGACTATGACTTGGTTGAGGTTATCCCGGTCAGTGATCCGAACGCAGCTACTATGGCGCAGCGGATCATGCAGTATCAAGCTGCTTTGCAATTGGCCCAAGGTGCTCCGCAGATTTATGACCTTCCTCAACTGCATCGGCAGATGTTGGAAGTATTGGGTATCAAGAACGCAGAGAAGCTGGTTCCTGTCGAAGATGATCAGAAACCTCGTGATCCCGTGTCAGAAAACATGAGTTTCTTGACCGGGAAACCAACCAAAGCATTTATCTACCAAGACCATCAGGCCCATATTGCAACCCATATGAGCCTTATGCAAGATCCCATGATCATGCAGATGATGGGGCAGAGCCCAATGGCTCAGCAAATGCAAGGCGCGGTTATGGCTCACATCGCAGAGCACATGGCCTTTGCTTATCGCCAGCAGATTGAGCAGCAGCTTGGTGTGCCCATGACGGCCCCGGATCAGGAGTTGGATGAGCAGACGGAAGTGCAGTTGTCGCGTCTGGTAGCCCAGGCAGCGCAGCAATTGCTGCAAAGCAACATGGGCAAGGCACAGCAGCAGCAAGCCCAGCAAATGGCTCAAAACCCGCAGATGCAGATGGCGCAGATGGAGCTTCAGCTTAAGGCCGAAGAACTCAAGCGCAAGGAAGCAGACAGCCAACGTGACTTCCAGATTGCACAGCAAAAGATTCAACTTGAACAGCAGCGCTTGCAAGTTGAAACACAGAAGGAAGCCGCTCGTTTACAGGCGCAACAAAAGCAAGGAGACAAGAAACTCCGAGCAGATATGGTGAAGAGTATGATTAAACCAGCGCAACAACCGCGCACAAAACAATAAGGAGTTAATATGACCACTGCGTTTACCGTGGTTATCAAAGAAATTGAGGAGCGCCGCGAATCCATCGCGCAGGCGCTTATCTCAGGCTCGGCAAAAGATCATGCTGAGTATCGTGACTTGTGTGGCGAGATCCGGGGTCTATCGCGTGCACATGCTTTTATAACTGACCTCGTGCGAAAGATGGAAAACGACGATGAGTGAAATCCTCCTAAGTGATGGTGCAAGCACCACGGTATTGCCCGAGACCGACGCAGAAAAGGCCCGTCAGGTGCCTGATCCTGTGACTTATCACTTGCTCTGCATGCTGCCCAAAGCGGATGAAGAGTATGAAAGCGGGCTGGTCAAAGCAGGCCAGACCATGCATTTCGAAGAGGTGATGAGCCCGGTGCTGTTTGTTGCCAAGATGGGGCCTGATTGCTACAAAGATCCGCTGCGCTTTCCCAGCGGGGCTTCATGCAAGGTAGGCGATTTCGTCTTAGTCCGACCGAATACGGGCACGCGCCTGAAGATTCATGGTACGGAGTGGCGAATCATCAACGACGACAGCGTTGAAGCGGTTGTCCAAGATCCTCGTGGCATCCAAAAGGGAGGACGCTGATATGTCGGAGTTCAAATTTCCAGACGAGATTGAGGCTGAAAAGCCTACGGAAGAGAAGCTGCAAATTGAGATCGAAGGCGAAACCGAGATTGAGGTTGTTGACGACACGCCGCCGGAGGATCGCAACCGCAAGCCGATGAAGGAGGCTCCCGCAGAGGTTACCGATGATGAGTTGGAACAGTATTCTGAAGGGGTCAAAAAGCGCATCCAGCACTTCTCCAAGGGCTATCACGAGGAGCGCAGGGCCAAAGAAGCGGCGTTGCGTGAGCGTGAAGAGGCAGTACGTCTTGCTCAAAATCTTGTTGAGGAGAACAAACGCCTTCAGGGTAGTTTGGGACAAGGCCAGCAAGCCCTGCTTGAACAAGCCAAGAAGGTTGTTCAAAACGAACTTGATCAAGCCAAACAGAAGTTCAAAGCCGCTTATGAAGCGGGAGACTCTGATGCTTTGGTTGAGGCTCAAGAAGCACTTGCCGCTGCTAAATACAAAGCAGAGCGAGTAAACAATTTCAAGCCAGCAGTTGCACAGCCGCAAACTCCTGTGGTACAACCCGCACCACAGGCAGAGCAAAGTGTCCGTATTGATCCGAAAGCTGATGCTTGGCGTGATGCCAATCCTTGGTTTGGGTCAAATGATGAGATGACTGCTGTGGCCTTAACGGTTCACAAAAAACTTGTTGATAGCGGAGTAGACACCAACAGCGACGAGTATTACGAGAAAATCAACTCTCGTGTACGGCAGATCTTCCCAGATGCGTTTACCTCTGAGAAGCCAGCTAAAAAAGCCGCAGTTGTAGCTCCCGCCACGCGAAGCACAGCGCCCCGAAAAATCGTGTTGACGCAATCACAAGTTCAAATCGCCAAACGGCTCGGACTGACTAATGAACAGTACGCCCGTGCGGTTGCGGAAGAAATGAGGAAACAAAATGGCTGAACGTAATCCCCGTGAATTGGACACCAGAGCTAAAGCTGAACGGCCCAAGCAATGGATGCCTCCACAACTCCTGCCCGATCCGAACCCGGAAGAAGGGTATGCTTTCCGTTGGATTCGCGTCAGCACTCAAGGGGTCAATGACCCGATGAATGTGTCCTCTAAGCTCCGCGAAGGCTGGGAGCCTGTAAAGGCCAGCGAACATCCCGAGATTCAACTGGGAGGAGGGGGCTCAGGTCGCTTCCCGGACAGTATTGAAGTCGGTGGGCTGCTGCTTTGCAAAACCCCAAAGGAGTTCACTGAGCAACGCAATTCATACTATCAGCGTCAAGCTGATGGGCAGATGGCGTCAGTGGACAACAACTTCATGCGCGATAACGATCCCCGGATGCCTCTTTTCCGAGAGCGCCGCTCCGAGGTGTCGTTTGGGCGCGGTCCCTAATCCAAGGAGTTCTCTATGTCTTACCCCTCGGTAGACGCCCCTTACGGGCTAAAGCCGGTCAATTTGATCGGCGGGCAGGTGTTCGCGGGTTCCACGCGGGAATACAACATTCCCTACGGCTACTCCACGAGCATCTTTTATGGTGACTTTGTTGGTCTGACCCGTGGTCAGATTCAGCGTCTGGCGGTTTCGACCGGCACCGCTGGCAATCAGTCGGGTATCTTCCTGGGATGCTCGTACACTGATCCGACGACCAAGCAAAAGCGCTTCTCGCAATACTGGCCCGCTTCCACGCTGGCTGGCGATGCAGTTGCCATCGTTTGCGACGATCCTGACACTGTGTTCAAGGCTGCCGTGTGCTCTGCCACTACGGCTATCGCCTCGGGCGCTCGTGCCATGATCGGCCAGAACTTGGCTTGTATCGACAACACCGGTAACAGCAACACCGGCAACTCGGCTAACGCCCTGTTGGCACCGAACGACACCCCTGCGACGACCAGTTCGCTGCCGGTGCGTGTCCTGGGTGTGGTTCCTGAGACGGCAGTGAATCTGGGTACGGCAACGTATGTCAGCATCTCTACCGCAACGGTGACCTGCTCTGCTCTGCCGTTTGCCCTGCCGGTTGGCACTGACGTTGGCTCGATTGCAGCTAACGGCCAGTACATCTCTTCGGGCTCGTTTGTGGACACCGCAGCTTCTGCTGGCGCGACTTCGTTCGTTCTGAACCAAGCCCCCGCCGCAGCCTTTGCTGCTAGTTCCACTCTGGTCTTCACTCAGTTCCCTGAACTGCTCGTGAAGCTCAACTTCGGTCAGCACCAGTATTACGCTGGTACGTCCATCGCCTAAGGAGTTTGAATCATGGCAATTTCACGTGCCCAACTACTGAAGGAACTCCTGCCCGGTCTGAACGCCCTGTTCGGCATGGAGTACAAGCGCTACGGCGAAGAGCACAAGGAGATCTACGAGACGGAGACCTCCGAGCGTTCGTTCGAAGAAGAAACCAAGCTCTCTGGTTTCTCCGCAGCCCCGGTGAAGAACGAAGGTTCAGCAATCCAGTACGACAACGCACAGGAAGCCTGGACCGCTCGTTACAACCACGAGACCATCGCTATGGGTTTCTCCATCACCGAAGAGGCGATGGAAGACAATCTGTACGACAGCCTGTCTGCTCGGTACACCAAGGGTCTGGCTCGCGCCATGGCCTACACCAAGCAGGTTAAGGCCGCTGCGATCCTGAACAACGGTTTCTCCAGCGCTGTTACCTACGGCGACGGGCAAGCTCTGTTCTCGACCGCGCACCCGCTGGTCTCCGGTGGCACCAACAGCAACCGTCCCACGACGAACGCTGACCTGAACGAAACGTCCCTCGAAGCGGCTGTGATCCAGATCGCTGGTTGGACGGATGAGCGTGGTCTGCTGATTGCTGCCAAGCCCCGCAAGCTGATTGTTCCTCCGAACCTCCAGTTCGTCGCAACCCGACTGCTGGAAACGTCGCTGCGTGTCGGTACTAACGATAACGACATCAACGCGCTGAAGAACAACGGCAGCATCCCGGAAGGCTACACGATCAACCACTTCTTGACCGACACCAATGCGTGGTTCCTGACCACGGATGTGCCTAACGGTCTGAAGCACTTCATTCGTGTGCCGCTGGCTACGTCGATGGACGCTGACTTTGATACCGGCAACAGCCGTTACAAGGCTCGTGAGCGTTATTCGTTCGGCGTGTCTGACCCGCTGGGCGCGTTCGGTTCTCCCGGCGCTTAATCCCAAAAGGGTTAAACAACAAAAGGGGCCTTGTGCCCCTTTTTCATTTGTGCTACCCTCTTATAAACCGAGTTTAACCACAGCCCGCCGACTGACTCGGCAGACTTCTCCTCAGAGACGACGGGTGCAGATTGAGGAATAGCCATGAGCTTCTCGACTTTCTCTGGCCCGGTACGTGCGGGCACCCAGCGTTACGCTCCCGGTGAAAACACCGGCCTTATCACGCTGTCTCGCACGGCTTATGTCAACGTCTCTGGCGTGGCGCTGACCACTGGCGCTGCTGCACAGACGCTGTTTACGCTGCCTGCTGGCTCCAAGATTCTGAACTTCGTACCTGAAGTTCTGGTGACCGTCTGACCACTGGCGCTGCTGCACAGACGCTGTTTACGCTGCCTGCTGGCTCCAAGATTCTGAACTTCGTACCTGAAGTTCTGGTGACCGTTGCTGGTAACTCTGTGTCCCAGGTGGGCGTGACCATTGGCAAGGCTGGTTCTGCGGATGCGTTTGCTGCTTCGTTTAATACCGGCACGGCTGTGGCTCGTGTAGCTCAGGCTACCGTTGACACCGCAATCTCTGGCAAGGTCGCTGCGCTGGACAACATTGGCACGGTAGATGTGCCTGTGACCGCCACGTTTACGGCTACGACGGGTAACCCGACTTCTGGGCAGATCGCAATCACGGTTGTGTACCAGCAGCGTGCTGAAAACGGCGCACAAGTTCCTACCGCGTTCCAGAACTGATGACGGGGGCTTCGGCCCCCCTCTTTTAAGGAGTGCGTAATGCGTCCAGTACGAGTAATAGTTGGTGCGCAAGCAGCATCTAGGGTTATCCCTCTGGATACCTATCAAGACCCGTTCAATGTGAGTATTGGCGTGGTGCTCTCTGCGGGGGCGTCATTGACATACTCCGTAGAGCATACGTTTGATGACGTACAGGCTCCGGGTTTTGATCCGTCTGCGGCTACGTGGTTTACTAATGCAGGTTTGTCGGCCAAAACGACATCTCTGGACGGTAACTACTCATTTCCGGTGACGGGAATTCGCTTGAACGTGACCACTTATTCCAGCGGCACGGCCACCATGACGGTCATCCAAGCCGGTATGCCAGGGAGGTAAGGTATGGCTATTGATATTGCTGCACTGCGAAAGTTTCAAGATATGTGGGAGCCTGTTATGCAGGCTATTCCCGCCGTCATGGAGCTTGAAGCCAAGAAGGCCGACATGGATCGGTGGATTGCTTCAAAGCAGAAAGAGTACGACAAGGCTATTGCAGACATCGAAAAGGCATACGCCGACGCAGACAAGCGCATCGAAGCGCATAACGCTGCTGTCGAGAAGGCTATGGCTGATGTGGCTGCTGCGCAAGAAGACGCTGCCAAGGTCCGTGCAGAAGCTATGGACAACGCCAGGGCAGCCGCTGCTAATGCGCAAGCTAAGGCAGATGCCCTGAGCCAACAAGTGGCTGAGCGTGAATCGCGTCTTGCTGCGCTTGATGCAGAGATTGCACAGGCGATGGCTGATGCTGTTGCGCCCCGCGCTGCAAAGATTGCCGAGTTGGATGCCGAGATCAGTGCCTTGGAAAAGCGGCAGGCAACTGCTGAGAAGGCGTTGGAATCTTTGCGGGCAAGACTTGGATAAACCGTGAGCAGCCTAAGTGGTGTAAGTCACGTACAGGACAGCGGTGAACAGGAGTACACCCATGTGGTTGCAACTGTCACTGCTTCTGGCAGTACGACGGTTTACACGCCAGCAGCGGGCAGGAAAATCCGCCTTCGGTGGATTTATGCCATCAATGACCCCGCTGCACAGACTGCTCCGCTAATCAAGGTGTTTTTGGGTGGCTCTGAAAAGTATCGTGTTTACGCCCTCAGCAAGCGACAGCTTGTGACGGGACCTGTAAACGGTGCTTTGATCGTTGATTTGAGTGCTGCGGGTAGCGTAGCTGTAACGGCTCTTCTAGAAGAGGTTTGACATGGCAACCTTTAACAAGTTTCAAGACTTTTCCGAACAGCTTGTAAACGGCGTTCAGAACTTCACCACGGATACGTTCAAAGTTGCTCTTAGCAACACGGCTCCTGTGGCAACCAACACGGTGTTGGCGAACATCACCCAGATTGGCGCTGGTAACGGCTACACATCTGGCGGCACCGCAACGACCATCACCGTCAGCGAATCATCGGGCACAACGACTGTGTCTGGTACGCAGGTGGTGTTTACCGCGTCTGGTGGCTCTATCGGCCCCTTTCGGTACGTCGTGCTGTACAACGACACCACCTCCACTCCGGTTAACAAGCCGCTGGTTGGCTGGTGGGACTATGGTGCTGGTGGCGTGACGCTGGCGGACACGGAAACCTTCACGGTCAAATTCAGCAACACCAGCCCTGGTGCCATCTTCACGCTGACTTGATAGGGGTGGTCGATGACCATCACGTATCGACTGGTCAAGGGTTCTCCTCTGACATTTGCAGAGGAGGACGGCAACTTTGCTGAACTTGCTGCGCGTACGGATCTGTCCTGGGCGCAATTTTCAAGTGAACCGCAAGTACGAGAGGGAACGGCCAACGCACCATCTTTGGAAGTTTTCCGAGATGGGTTGTACGAATGGTCGTACCCTAACGCACAACTGGCGCAGTCATACATCACTTTTGATGTTCCATTTGATTGGGCACCGGGCACAGACCTTTATGTAGGTCTTCATTGGAGCCCAGGGAATAGCTCAGCGACTGGCAATGTGCGCTTTGGGGTTGAGTTTACTTACGCCTTCTCCTATGGACCTAATGGGGCGTCCAGTAGATTTGGCCCATCTCAGACGATCTATATAAACGCCAACCAAGCCGATGGTGTTGCATACACTAGCTACACCAACTTCAACAGTTACGCTGATAGATTCCCTGGAGCACTGGTACAGCAAAACATGAGATTCCTGACCCGTATATTTCGGGACGGGGCGAATGTCGGAGATACTTTTGGGGCACCCATCTTCCTCATCGGCGCGGATTTCTTCTACCAGACAAACCGGTTTGGTACTCAGTCTTTGACGCCTCCTTTTGTTTAAGCCATGCCTATCCAGCACTTCTACACCCAGACGGTAGCTGATGGCACTGCTACGTCTGTTGTCAGGCCGAGTGATTGGAACAGCGGCCATAGGATGGTTTACAACTTGTCTGGCAATACGCTGGGCAGTTCTCAAATCACAGGCTCAGATGTCATATTCCAAGCAGGGAATAACGTAACGCTGAGTGCGGATACAGCAGCCAGCAAACTTGTGTTCTCTGCCGCTGCTGGTGGCGGTGGGGCCGTGACGGCAAGTTTCATGGAGCCCAACATGCTGGTGGGCACGGCTTACTCGTCGTTTGGTCAGAACACGCTGTACTTCTTGCCCGTCAAACCTGCGATGGATGTCACGATGACAGCCGTCAATATGTTTGTTTCGCTTAACAACGCCACAAGCAACCAAAGTGCCGCTGTCAGTCAGACCATTCAGTATGGCTGGTACTCTTTGGGCACAGGCGCAAGCAGTACGCAAATTGGTTTGATGCAGTCTTCTAGCATCGCCGTCATTGCTTCATACGCCTCTGCAGTTGCCACTGCAGGATATACCATCAGCCAAAGCACCAACAGCACAACGTATTCCAGCGCTGGAACTGGTAGCTCATCGGCTTGGACTGGACAGCGTATTTTTGCCATGCCCATGGCAACGCTGTTGTCCGAAGGCGGAGAATACTATTTCATGATTAAGCAGAGCACGGCGTCTGCCAATAATACTGGGCCTTTGCGGATGTCGCACCTCGTGCTTAATAACATGACCAACGGTTCGTTTGGCCGGATGGCTCCAAACGGCAATTCGGTCAGTAATAGCACAATCGTGCCAAATTACAACGGGTTTATTTTCTCTGCTACTTCTGCTTCTCCGCCAACTTCGTTTGGTGTTGCTGATAGACGTATCGTGAGTAATATCCGGCCTTACATCCAACTGGACGCATAACATGGCTATCGGTGACACGGGAACTGTGATTGTTCTGTACGGTGCCAGCTACCTTGTGCTTGGTACTGCGGGCGGGACGCTTGTCTATGCGATCAAGCAGGGAGAGCCTATGCCTGCTACCGTGTACATCATCGATCTGGCAGAGGTGCCTGCGTGATAGAACCGCAAATCGTCACCACCTTTGACGCGGGGTATCACAACAAAGACCTTGCGTTGTCGGTCAAGCGGCTGGAGAAGTCTGCTGCTTACAAAGATCTGTCCACGATCATTGTGATCCCGGCGTTGGGGACGTTGCCCACGAAGGTGGCAGCGAGCTTCATGAACCTGTACAGCCCGCCCAACCAGAAACGGGTGGTGCTGTGGGCGCTAGGCCAAGAGGTGGGTGAGGCGTACTCCCGGTGCATTGAGATGATTCTTGAGCACCCTGAGCTTTCACAGTTCAAGTACGTGCTAACGATGGAGCACGACAATCTGCCTCCGCCTGATGGGCACCTGCGTCTATTGCAAACGGCAGAAGCACATCCTGAGTACGATTGCATCGGCGGGCTGTACTGGACCAAGGGTGAAGGCGGGCAGCCCCAGATTTGGGGCAACCCCAAGGAGCCGCTGAACTTCAAGCCAATTCCTCCTGATCCTAAGGGCGGACTGGTAGAGTGCGTAGGCACCGGCATGGGGTTCAACCTCTTCCGCCTTGAGATGTTTAAGGACAAGAAGCTGCGCAAGCCTTGGTTTAAGACGCAAGCGGATTCCGGTGGTGTTGCAACGCAGGATCTCTACTTCTGGGGAGATGCGTTTAAGCACGGCCACAAAGCAGCGATTGACTGCTCTGTCCGAGTAGGTCACTATGACTACGAGGGCAAGTTTGGACAGCCGGACACGATATGGTGACAAAAGCAAAACCGTTGGTCAAACTTGATCTAGCTTGCGGCGACCGCAAGACAGAGGGTTTTATTGGCGTAGACAAGTACAAGACCCCCAGCGTGGACAAAGTCGTTGACTTGATGAAGCCGCGTTGGCCCTGGAAAGACAACTCAGTTGATGAGGTTGTCTGCAGCCACTTCTTTGAGCACATCCCTGGTTTGCAGCGTCCAGCCTTTATGGACGAGCTTTACCGGATCATGAAGAAGGGCGCGAAGGCCACCATCGTTGTGCCGTTTGGTGGATCGGTAAGGTCTGCGCAAGACTTCACGCACGCATGGCCTCCGGTGTTTGCGGAGTCGTTCCTGTACTTCAACAAGAAGTGGCGGGAAGATAACAAGCTGACGCACGGCCAGTACGACATCAAGTGCGATTTTGACTTTGGGTACGGTTTTGCCCTGTCAGAAGAATGGTCCTTGCGTGCGCAGGAAGCACAGTCTTTTGCGTTGAAGCACTACACCAATGTGGCGTCTGATCTCCATGTAACGCTGACCAAGCGCTAGGAGTAGGCCGTGGCCGCTGCTTTTCAAAGTAATGCGTTTCAGAACAACGCATTCCAGGCAGATGCCGGTGGCGCAAACATTGATTTTGATGCCGCAGCAGGTCTGTTCACGTACAGTGGACAGAACGCAACTCTTGCTGCCGCCAGAAACCTAAACGCCGAAGCTGGCTCTTTTACTTACACTGGTCAGGCTGCCACACTCCAGGCAGCCAGATCGGTCAATGCTGAAGCAGGCTCGTTCTCGTACACGGGTCAGAACGCAACGCTTCAGGCAGCAAAATCCATCAATGCTGAAGCTGGCGCGTTCTCATACGCAGGCCAAGCTGCAACGCTCACAGCAACCCGCAGCATCAATGCAGAAGCGGGTTCTTTTGCATACACCGGGCAAGCCGCAACTCTACAAGCGGCACGCAATGTAAACGCTGAAGCGGGAACATTTGCATACACCGGCCAAGATGCTACGCTTACGGCGGCACGTAGTGTTAACGCTGAATCTGGTGCGTTTACATACACCGGTCAAGACGCCAGCCTTACAGCAACGCGGAGCCTTAACGCCGAAGCGGGTTCGTTTGCGTATACAGGCCAAGACGCAAATTTCACGGCCACACGCAGCCTCAATGCTGAAGTTGGCACCTTTGCCTACACAGGCCAAGACGCCGCCTTCATCTATGTACAAGCCAAGGGACTTGATGCCCAGGCTGGGACATTTACATACACGGGCCAAGACGCCACATTGGCGCAGACCCGCAGCCTGAACGCTGAAGCAGGAACATTTAGCTACACAGGTCAGAACGCCACGCTTTCAGCGGGCCGTGTTGTAAACGCTGAGTCCGGAGCGTTCACATACACCGGCCAAGATGCAGCGTTTCTGCTCGGGCTAGTTATCAACGCGGAAGCTGGCTCCTTTGCCTACACGGGCCAGGACGCAAGTCTTGTAGCAAACCGTAGTGTCGATGCACAAGCCGGGACGTTCACCTACACCGGTCAAGATGCAACGCTACAGGCCGCCAAGAACCTCAACGCAGAGGCTGGCAGTTTTGCGTACACAGGTCAGGACGCCACGCTGCAGACTGATCGGGTCGTTAATGCGGAAGCTGGAGCGTTTACATATACAGGCCAGGATGCGTCGCTCATAGCATCGCGCAGCCTTAACGCCGAAGCCGGTATTTTTGTTTACACCGGTCAAGACGCCGTTTTTAACGTCTCTCGGGTTGTCGATGCACAGCCTGGATCGTTTGACTATCTAGGCCAGCCTGCCACGTTCTCGCGCACGAACCAGATCAACGCCGAAGCAGGCGCGTTTGGTGAAGCCAATCCATATGTGGAACCAGGGTACGTTGACCCGTACTATTCCACCAACCTGACAGCGGCGCTTGGCTATGGCAGGATGTTCAACGCTGAGGCCGGTGCCTTTGCGTATCTGGGTCAAGATGCAACTTTTATCAAAGCCTTCTTATTCCCTCCAGAAGAGGACGTAAAAGCAGGTGTTGTCTATGGCCCAGGCGGTATCTACACGGGCACTTACGCACCTGCAGGCAGAGCCATCTTTATATTTGACGACTAACACAACATGAGTAGAATCGCAAGAACATCTGGAGGCCGCAATGGCTAAGTCCCCTGCTTGGCAGCGCAAAGAAGGCAAGTCTGAAGCCGGTGGCCTCAACGCCAAGGGCCGTGCCTCTTACAACCGTGCCAACCCAGGTAAGCCCGGCTTAAAGGCTCCTCAACCCGAGGGCGGCCCTCGCAAGAAATCATTCTGCTCCAGAATGACCGGAATGAAGAACAAGCTGACTTCCGAGAAGACAGCCAAAGATCCCAATTCTCGTATCAACAAGAGCCTGCGGGCGTGGAACTGCTGAGTGGTTTATGGACGCTACGGTGTTGTGGAATCTCGTCTTGACGGTCCTGCTTGGCGCGGTGGCTTTCTTTATGTCAGCCAAGTTTAAGGAGCTTGATAGATTGTCTATTTTGCTCAACCGGACAAGAGAAGAAATTGCCCGTGACCATATTACGAGGTCTGAGTTTCGGGCAGACATGAAAGAATTGCTGGAGCGTTTTGACAGGATCGAAGCCAAGCTAGATACTCTGCGGAGCAAGCCAAATGCCGGTTCAGTCTGAAAAGCAGCGCAGGTTTATGTACGCTTCACTCGCAGGCAAGACTGATGTCCCGCCCAGCGTAGCGAAGAAGTTTGTTGGTCCCAAAGCACATGCCGAAGGAGGCACCGTGAAAAAAGAATCCCCCGCGATGATGAAGAAGGAAGTGGCCTTCATGAAGAAGAAGGGCGCTCCTAAGGCCATGATCAAGCATGAGATGGCTGAAGCCAAGACCAAGAAGATGTCAAGTGGCGGTTTTACCCGCGCAGCCGATGGCGTTGCGAAGCACGGCAAGACCCAAGGCAAGATGATCAAGATGGCAATGGGCGGCAAAGCCTGCTAAGGAGCAATCATGGATTACGCAGCAGAATCTAAGCGCGAAGTTGAGTCGCTGAAGAAGCGTCATCCCAAGAAGGGGATTGACCCAACGATTCCTGCCGGAATCCGTGAAATGCTTGTAGACAAGCAAAAGAGCGCTTTGACGCCAGATTCCAAGTACGCCAAGGGCGGCAAGATCGATGGCTGCGCCCAGCGCGGCAAGACTCGTGGGAAGGTGGTGTGAAATGGTGCTGCCATTGATTGGAAAGGCGCTTGCTCAGGGCGCAACAAAATACGCCGCCAAGCAAGCTGCTAAACAAACTGCCAAAGAAACGGCAGAGGAAGCTGCTGAACAAGCTGTTCCACAGGCTGCGAAAAAAGCCACACAATATTCGCCCGGTATGCCTGGGGCTCGCCGAACGGGTACGCGGGCAGCCAAGGACACAAAAGAACCCACAGAATACACGCCAGAAATGTCTGGTCGTTTGCGTTATCGGCAGCCCAGAGAAGATGAGTTTTTTGAAACTCGCACTCCGCGCATGAGCGATGATTACAAAAAGGGCGGTAACGTCAAAGGTTATGCAAAAGGCGGATCTATCGATGGATGCGCCAAGCGTGGGAAGACGAAAGGCAGGATCGTATGAAGCGCCGTGTACGTAAATTTGCCGAAGGCGGCATGGAAGACTTTGAAGACAAAGCTCTTCCCAAGGCCAAGCCCCGTGATCTTGAGGACTTTGAAGACAAGGCCATGCCCAAGCGCTATTCGGCGCTTGATGCTCTTGCTTCGGGTGAAGAGAAGGGCAGCTTTGACCAAGATGTTTACGAGCGGGCAAAGCGCTTTGTAAACAAGCAAGCTGCAGCCCCAAAGGCTGCTGCCAAGGCTGCTCCTGCGCGTCCTGCTGCCCGTATGGATGCAGCGCCTGCCGGTCAGATCCCAGGGGCTGGCTCCTACACTGCTCCGCCTTCTGATGGCAGCCGGAGCATGAGCGACACAGAGCGCAACATCCTGAACACGCTCGGTGGTGTTTCTGGGTTGTCAGGTCTGCGTATGGCTGCCCGTGGCGCACAAGCCGCTAAGCCAACTGGCCGCGCATTGGCAACCACCGAAACTCCTGTGACGTTCTTGGGCGCTTCTGGCCGTCGCAATGTCACGCCCGCTGAGCGGGTTGGTGTAAACAAGATGGACAGGCTTGAAGGCCCGAAGTCTGGTACGCCGGTCAAGGGTGGCGATAGCCCGAAGCAGTTGCCTCCTGCAAAAGCTAATGTGACTCGCCGTCGGATTGGTTCCGAGACGCCGTCTCCTGCCATTGCCAAGGGCCGTGCTGAAGCTATGGAGGCTAACAAGCCCATCATGCAAGCCACGCCCAAGAAGAAGTCTCCTCGCTCTCGCACACGGGATGAGGACACGGACTACGAACTCCGCGCTCGTGGTGGCCGGGTTGGCTATGCCAAAGGTGGACAAGTACGTGGTGGCGGCTGTGAAATGCGCGGCAAAACTAAAGGCAGGATGGTGTAAACATGCGCCAAAGTCGTGGTATGGGTGCTATCCGCCCGGAACTTAAGAAGCGTCGTGACAATACGGACTTCCTCCAAGATGGAAAGCGTCATGCCCGCCGCGACAACACGGATTTCACCGAGTATGCCTCTGGCGGTCTCTACGAAAACATCTACGCAAAGCGTAAACGCATTGCCGCTGGATCAGGTGAAAAGATGCGTAAACCGGGTTCTCCCGGCGCTCCTACTGCCAAAGCCTTCAAGCGTTCCGCGTTGACAGCAAAGTAAATCATGGCAACCTCCGGCACCACTACGTTTAATCTCGACCTCAACGAAGCTGTTGAAGAAGCCTTTGAGCGTTGTGGTGCTGAGTTGCGCACGGGCTACGACCTGAAGACCGCCCGTCGATCCCTGAACCTGCTGTTCGCAGACTGGGCGAACCGTGGCATCAATATGTGGACCATTGAGCAGGGCCAACAAGTCCTGACTCCTGGCACAGCCACATACACGCTCCCCTCTGACACGGTAGACCTGATTGAGCATGTGATCCGTACGGGCGCGGGTAACGTCTCCACGCAGACGGACCTGACCATCACGCGCATCAGTGTTTCCACCTACTCGTCCATCCCGAACAAACTGCAGCAGGCAAGGCCGATTCAGGTGTGGATCAACCGCCAGCAGCCTGCTCCAACCATCACTGTTTGGCCCACGCCAGACAACTCGCAGACCTACACGTTCGTCTACTGGCGACTGCGCCGGATTCAAGACGCTGGGGCTGGTGGTGTGTACACGCAAGACATCCCGTTCCGTTTCCTCAATGCGTTGGTCTCCGGGCTTGCGTACTACCTGTCCATGAAGATCCCTGGTGCGATGGAGCGTATGCAAGTGCTAAAGGCGCAGTACGACCAAGATTGGGATCTGGCTAGTTCCGAGGACCGTGAGAAGGCAGCCATTCGGCTGGTCCCAAGAGAGATGTTTATCAGTTAATTAGCCAGTTTATCGTCGCAAGATAAACTCCCTAAACTATGTCAAACCGCTTCGCAAATGGTGCCAAGGCCTTCGGGTTCTGTGATCTTTGCGGTTTTCGTTTTGACCTGAAGAAGCTCAAGAACCTCACGGTAAAGACCAAGCAGACTCAGATCAAGGCCTGCCCTCAGTGCTGGACTCCGGATCAGCCGCAGTTGCAGCTTGGGATGTATCCGGTTAGTGACCCACAAGCAATCAGAGATCCACGCCCAGACACAAACACTTGGTTTGCATCAGGTAATACAGGTCTTCAGGTTGATCCCACGCCCGGTACAGGTGTGCTGCAAGACGGTTTCCCTGGAGAGGGCAGCCGTGTAATTGAGTGGGGTTGGGCTCCAATAGGCGGATCTAGTGGGTTTGATGCACCCTTGACACCGAATAGCTTGGTTGGCGTGGGATATGTTGGTACAGTCGCGGTATCTACCGCTTAAGGAGCGATGATGAAAGATGTTCACAAGCACGAACGTGCAATGCACCCCGGCAAGCCGATGACCAAGCTCGCCAAGGGCGGGAAAGCCTTCAAAAAGGGTGGTCCCACCTCTGAGGACCGCATGCGCCTGGGCAAGAATATGTCCCGCGCCATGAACCAGAAGACGGGCTGACACCATGCTGCCGACCAAGAAGCTCGCCCCCGCTAAGCCGGGGCAACCTCAAGAGATCGAAACCCTCAAGGACGAGATCTGCATGGTGGTGGGCAACATCGCTATGGGCAAGCCTTCTGCTGCCAAAACCTCGGGCATCAAGATCCGTGGGACTGGCGCTGCCACCAAGGGCACGATGGCTAGGGGTCCGATGGCATGAACTACACCGAGTTGAAGACCGCTGTTGAGGACTACACCGAGAACACGTTCTCGGCAACCGACTTCGCCACGATGACGGAGTTGGCTGAGCAGCGCATCTACAACTCGGTGCAGCTTCCTGCACTTCGCAAGAACGTCACAGGCACTCTGACGGCAGGCAATCAGTACCTCGCCGCCCCAGTGGACTTCCTGTCCGTCTTCAGCCTCGCGGTCATTGATGCTTTGGGTAACTACGAATACTTGTTGAACAAGGATGTCAACTTTATTCGCTCATCGTTTCCAAACCCGACAACGACCGGGACGCCCAAGTACTACGCTTTGTTTGGTCCTGACTCGTCGAACATCACGGACCTGACGCTCATTCTCGGCCCCACGCCGAACGCAGGACTGACCGCAGAACTGCACTACTTCTACTACCCGCAGAGCATCGTGACTGCCGGTACGTCTTGGTTGGGCGACAACTTTGACTCAGTGCTGTTCAATGCCGTCATGGTCGAAGCAGCGCGGTTCATGAAGCAAGAGGTGGATCTCGTGGCTGAGATGGACAAGCAGTACGTCCAGTCCCTGACGCTGCTGAAGAACCTGGGCGACGGCAAGAACCGTCAAGACGCATACCGCAGCGGCCAACTCAGAACGCAGGTGCTTTGAGATGGCACTCTTCCAAACACTGTGTTCATCGTTTAAGCAGGAATCATGGCAGGGCGTCCATGACTTGGACACCGACACGCTTAAGCTGGCCCTGTACACCAGCCTTGCTGATCTTGGTGCTGCAACGACTGTTTACACCACAACGCAAGAAGTTGTGGGCACAGGGTACACGGCGGGCGGCATAGTGCTGACAAATGTCCAAGTGCTGCTCAGTGGCACGACGGCATATGCAACCTTTGATAACCCAACATGGGCTGGGGTAAGTTTTGTCACCCGTGGTGGTTTGATTTACAACTTCTCCAAGTCTGATAAAGCAATAGCTGTCTTAGACTTCGGTGCTGACAAAACCGCTGGGCCCAACTTCACGGTCCAGCTTCCGGTCGCAACCGCGACAACCGCGCTCCTTCGATTTAGCTAAGGACTGATCATGGCAAGTGAAAACGCAAAATCTCAAGACCTCGTTGCTTCTGCTTTGGCTTCCGTCAAAGAGTCCATCGATGGCGCAAAGGCTGGCGGTGTATACCGCATGGAATGCATTGGCCCGGACGGTAACGTCAAGTGGACCGCCGAGTGCCCGAACCTTGTGGTGAACGTCGGCTTGCAAGACATGAACGCCAAGTACTTCAGTGGCAGTACTTATACCGCTACGTGGTTCATTGGCCTGTATGGCGCTGGTGCATCCAACACACCCGCAGCGGGTGACACCGCCGCTTCGCACGCTGGCTGGACTGAGGTGGTGCCTTACAGCAATGCCACTCGCCCTGCGGCAACTTTTGGAACCGCGACTACCGCTGACCCGTCTGTGATCAGCAACTCTGGCTCCCCTGCCGCGTTCTCCATCAACGCCACGGCGACGGTGGGTGGGGCTTTCCTAATTAGCAATAGCACCAAGAGCGGAACTACTGGCATCCTGTTTTCGGCGTCTGACTTCCAGTCGCCTGGGGATCGTTCAGTTGCCTCTGGTGACACGCTAAACGTCACCTACACGTTCAACCTTGATGCTGTTTAAGGAGTAGTAAGTCATGGCGTACAGAAAAGGTGACACCCTCAAGGTCAAAGCGGTTATCCCAACTGGGCCTGTGCTGGCCTTGCGCATGAGCGAGGATGGCGACATCTCCTACTTGCTGGAGTGGGTGGATCTAGAGGGTGAAACCCAACAGCGTTGGTTTCGCGAAGAAGAGTTGGAGCCTGCGGGGGCTTAATGAATGTCGAATGGCGGATGGGGCTCAGGCTCCTGGGGTCAAGTTGCATGGGGGATGGGGCTCTATGATGGAGCCTCGTCTGAATCCGCAACTGCCGCTGATTCCGCTTCTGCAAGATTAGTTTCCCCCCGCGCCGTCTCTGAGACGGCCACAGCCGCTGATGCAACGTCAGCGGTTTTTGCAGTACCCGCGTCTGTTTCTGAGTCTGCCACCGCAGCAGACTCGATTTCGGCTACACCAAAATACGCGAGAACTGAATCTGAGACAGCAAACGCATCTGATGCTGTCTCTGTAGCCGCCAGCACGTTCAGACCGTCTATTGCTGAGACGGCAAGGGCATCGGATACAGCGTCTTCAGCCTTAGTTGTTAGGCCGTCAGTCGCAGAAACGGCCACTGCAGCGGACACGGTCTCCGCCACCGAGACACTACGCCCAACAGTCTCTGAGACTGCAGCGGCGGCAGATGCAACGGTAGTCGCGTCCAGCACCTTCAGGCCCTCTGTATCAGAAACGGCCAGAGCCAGTGACTCCGTATCAGTCGCAGGCAGCACGTTTAGACCGACTCTGTCAGAGACAGCAACGGCGGCTGACTCTGTAACTGCCAGAGAAATACTAGTCCCAACGGTTGCCGAGACAAGCACCGCTTCGGACTCCGTATCGGTCGCCGCCAGCACATTCAGGCCAACGGTTTCTGAGTCCGCTACTGCAGCAGACGCTACTTCATCGCGCACCGCCTTCGGTTCGTCGGTCTCAGAGACCACCACAGCGTCGGATGCTTCAACTGCAAGGCAGATATTCCAAGCCTACATAGGAACGTCTGGCTGGGGTTCTGGAGCTTGGGGCGGAGATCCTTGGGGGGGTTTGAACGACACAGCCGCGTCTATCTCTGACTCGGTTGTTGCTTCGCCTGTTGCCAACGGCGCTGTCTCTGAGACTGCCAGGGCGTCAGACTCGGTATCCGTCGCAGCCAGCACGTTTAATCCAGCCATCTCTGAGACGGCATCAGCGTCTGACACGGTTGTAGCGAGGCAAACCTTTGTTACGTCAGTTAGCGAGACAGCCAACGCTTCTGACAGCATTAGTGCGGCACAGACAGCCAGAAGCACCGTATCAGAAACGGCAAACGCATCTGACTCCGTAGTTGCTAGGCAGGGCTTTACCTCCGCAGTTTCAGAAACTGCCAGAGCATCTGACAGTGTTAGCACAACGCAGACGTTTGTCTCGTCTGTATCAGAGACGGCAAACGCTTCTGATTCCGTAGTTGCGCGTCAGACATTTGCAACGGCAGTTTCGGAAACGTCCACAGCACTAGATGCAGTAACTGCTAGACAAACATTTGCATCGTCTGAAAGTGAGACGGCAACTGCATTTGACAGTGTTAGTGCTGCGCAAACATTTAGTAACTCTGCATCTGAAACTGCCACAGCCTCTGACGCCACTTCATCGGCGCAAGGATTTGGTGTCTCTATATCTGAGACTGCCCGCGCATCAGATACAAGCTCCGCTGCTCAAACATTTGCCACAGCAATTTCTGAGACCGCTACAGCACTAGATGCTGTGGCTGCGCGGCAGGTATTTGCAACGGCAGTTTCGGAAACGGCCAATGCGTCAGACGCAGTAGCGGCAGGGCAGTCATTCAGTACAAGTGCATCCGAGACTGCGCGTGCATCCGATGCGGTATCTGTAGCCGCCAGCACGTTTAACGCCTATATCGGCACTTCTGGTTGGGGTTCTGGTGCCTGGGGTGGAGACCCTTGGGGCGGCTTAAATGATACGGCAGCAAGTATCTCAGACGCCGTTTCTGCATCGCCTGCATTCTTTGGTTCTGTATCGGAGACGGTTAGAGCATCTGACGCATTTGCTGTTGCTGCAAGCACATTTAACACCGCAGTATCTGAAACAGCTAGGGCGTCTGATTCTGTTGCGGTTAGCCAGACGTTTGTTACCGCCGTTAGTGAGACCGCAAACGTATCTGACAGTACTGCAGCTTCTCAAGCATTTGTTGCCGCTACATCTGAAACAGCCAGAGCATCTGACGCAGTTGCCGCATCCCAAAGTTTTGGGGCTTCTGTATCTGAAACAGCCAGAACCTCTGATGCAGTCAGTTCTGCGCAAGCGTTTAACACAGCAGTATCAGAGACAGCCAGGGCGTCCGACTCTGTATCAACCATACAGACGTTTGCTACAGCAGTATCAGAGACAGCTTCTGCATCGGACTCTGTCTCCGCAGGGCAAGTATTCGCTGCTAATACTTCAGAGACGGCTCGCGCATCTGACTCCGTATCTGTAGCGTCTAGCGTCTTCAACGCCTACATCGGAACTTCTGGCTGGGGCTCGGGGGCTTGGGGTGAAGACCCGTGGGGCGGCTTAAACGACACCGCCGCAACTGCACTGGATGTAGTTTCTGCGTCCCCCGCATTCAATGCGTTTGCATCTGAAACGGCACAAGCCTCTGATGCTTTCGCGGTCGCTGCCAGCACGTTTAATGGTCTGGTTGCCGAAACTGCCACCGCAACAGACTCCGTAGCAGCCCGCCAAGTATTTGCAACGTCAGTAACAGAGACGGCCACTGCGGCGGATAGCGTTGTTGCCACCCAATCGTTCGTAGCGGCTGTATCTGAGACGGCAACTGCGGCAGACCAAACGCAGGCGTCTCAAGCGTTTACATCGGCTGTTTCTGAAACGGCTAGGGCATCTGATACCGTTTCAGCGGCCCAGGCACCTACCTCAACAACTTCTGAAACCGCAACCGCATCTGACGCGGTTTCAACACAACAAGTCTTTGCCACAGCGGTCACAGAGAGTGCCACGGCTGCTGATAGCACATCAGCAGGGCAGCGTTTTGTAACCAACGTAGCTGAAACGGCCACAGCGGCTGACTCCGTATCTGTTGCCGCAAGCACGTTCAACGCATTTATTGGCACTCAAGGCTGGGGTTCCGGAGCCTGGGGTGAGGATCCTTGGGGCGGTTTAAACGACACTGCTGCGAGCGCTTCGGACGCGGTCTCTGCATCACCTGTGTTCTTCGGGGCTGTATCAGAGGCAGCACAAGCCTCTGATGCCTTCGCTGTCGCGGCCAGCACGTTCAATCCAGCCGTAAACGAAGCTGCTGCCGTCTCTGACGCTGCGTCTGCACAGCAAATCTTCGCCACGGCAGTCTCTGAGAACGCACAGGCGTCTGACGCTGTTGCATCAGGGCTTCTCTCATCGGCCAACATTTCGGAGACAGCAACAGCCAGCGATGTTGTTTCTGCTGGCAGCGTATTCAATGTAAGCGTCAGTGAAGGTGTAACTGCTGCCGACGCAGTCACGACCACGACCATCACGCCCGCCAGCGTGAGTGAGACTGCACGAGCCGCAGACTCCGTAGTTGCCAAGGTTGACTGGCAAGCCAGCATGAGCGAAGCCGCTCAAGCGATGGAGTTGTTTGATGCTGGCAAGCTGTTCATTGCAACACTGCTGGAGCAGTGTGGGGCGTTTGATTCAATCTTTGCCCAGAATCGCTGGCAGACCATTGACGACACGCAGAACCCTAACTGGCAAGTTGTCCCAGACGGACAGACGCCGGGGTGGCAGCACATCCAAGACTCGCAGACGCCTGGGTGGCAGCACATCAACGATACCCAGAGCCCTGCATGGCAATGCGCCACCACCGCTCAAACCCCAACCTGGGTCTTAGTAACTGACACACAAGCGCCTGGGTGGCAGTGTGTCACCACCGCGCCATCCCAGCCGTGGCAGAATGTAACAACTGCACAAGCGCCGGTATGGCAACCCACGCCCCCCGCCCCTCTTGACGGCTGGCAGAATGTAGACGATGATCAGTCTGCCGGGTGGCAAGATGTGGAGAGCCCTGAGTCAGCCGAGTGGGCTGATATTGATACGGGCTAAGTTTTTGACCTTCTGAGGTAACCCATGCCATCAACCTTTACGTCCAGTCTGCGACTGACCCTCCCTGCAACCGGCGAAAACGCCGGAACCTGGGGCAATTTGGTCAACACGGGCATCACGACCCTGATCGATACGTCGATTGCGGGGACCGCCAGCATCACTGTTGGCGGAACTGATTACACACTCACCAACAACAACGGCACGACAGACGAAGCTCGGGCCATGGTTATCAACGCCACCGGCACTCCGGGGGCTGGAAGAAACGTCATCTGCCCTGCTGCGAGCAAGATGTATGTCTTCCGCAATAACACCACGGGCGGCTTTGCGATGACGCTCAAGACCTCAGCGGGGTCCGGCATAGCCGTCCCTGCGGGGCAAAGTCGCCTGTTGTACTGTGATGGCACCAACGTAGTTGAAACGCTCAATTCGCTCGGTTCTTTGACGCTGGGCTCTGCACTTGGCGCAGCATCAGGCGGTACGGGCCTGACGGCATCTGGAGCCAACGGGAACGTCCTGACCAGCAACGGTACAACGTGGACTTCTGCTGCGCTGCCTGCTGGTGGCCTGACCTACATTTTCACAACTACCGCTGTCACGGCAACTGACAAGCAGGGTGTTCTGACCAGCACTGCAGGTGGTGCGTTTACGGTCACTTTGCCCGCCACACCAGCCACTGGCGCTCAGGTTGTGATTGCTGATGCAGGTGCGTCATGGGGCACCAACAATCTAACGGTTGGGCGAAACGGATCGACCATCGGCGGTTTGGCTGAAAACCTCGTGTGTGACATCACCGGGGTCAGTGTCCAGTTTGTTTACGACGGTACGACATGGGAGGTGTACGCCCAGGTCGGTGGTCAGGGCGGTAACGTTGCAACCCAGCCGGGTAACAACGCCTTCACTGGTGCAAACACCTTCTACAACGCCACGGGCCAGACCTTCGGCACGGCGACATCAACCCAAGACGGCATCATCCTCGCAGGCCGTGCGGGCGGATCGTCTTCTTTCCGTGCAACCCTGCAGCCCACAACTCTGACGGCAAGCAGAACTTTGACGCTGCCTGACGCAACCAGCACGGTTGCGGTCTTGGGCCTTGCTCAAACATTCACGGACACCCAGACCTTCAGTGGCTCCAGCAGTGTGCTGGGAATGGTGCTCAACGATGCAGCAGAAGTCGCCACCATCAGCGCCACAGCAGCGACCGGCACGATCAACTACGACATCACCACGCAGTCGGTGCTGTACTACACCACCAATGCCTCTGCCAACTTTACGGTCAACCTGAGAGCCTCTTCAGGAACTACGCTGAACACGGCGTTGGCTACAGGCCAATCGGTCACGGTGGTGTTTTTGGTTACAAACGGCGGAACGGCGTACTACAACAACGTAGTGCAGGTTGACGGAACTACGTCAGGAGTTACTACCAGATGGCAGGGCGGTACAGCGCCTACAGCGGGTAATGCGTCGAGCGTGGACATCTACTCTTACACGGTAGTAAAAACTGCTGCGTCAACGTACAGCGTTTTTGCTGCCCAGACGAGGTTTGCATAATGCCGATGCTCGGAACTCGGGGTGCTGCCTCCGCTCGTGGGTTTGGGATGCTTGGTCGCTTTGTCGCGCCCCCAGGTCAACAAGCCTATACCGGTGACGGGACTTATTCTTGGGTTTGCCCTGCCGGTGTTACCTCTGTTTCCGTTGTTTGCGTCGGTGGAGGCGGCGGGGGAGGTGGTGGCAGCAGTGGGTCTTCTGGTGGCGGTGGTGGCGGCGGTGGTGGGGATTTAAGTTACATAAATAATTACTCAGTTACCCCAGGGGTTAGTTATACCGTAGTTGTTGGTATCTATGGACTTGGAGGAACGGCGAACAACTCGGGCGATTACGGTGGTTCTAGTTACTTTAATAATAGCAGCACTGTTCTTGCAAAAGGTGGCAGGGGCGGCGGAACACCATCCGGAGGTTCAGGCCCTGCAAACCCAAACACTACCGTAGGCACTGGAGTTAATGCAGGCGGGGCAGGCGGTAACGGTGATGGCGGCGGTTCAGGGGGCGGTGGCGGCACGGGCGGCTATACGGCAGGGGGAGGCCAAGGTGGGCCGTTTAACACATCAGGCAGTAGTAGTGCTGGCGACTCAGGTGGCGGTGGGGGCGGTAATGGAGTTCCCGGTGGCGGTGGCGGTGGCGGTGGCATAGGGCTTTTAGGTTCTGGCAGCGGCGGTTCTGGCGGCGGGTCAGGCGGTAACGGTGGTGGCGGGGGCTCAGGTGGTTTCTCAGGTGGAACGGGTCCAAGTATCGGCGCTGGCGCGAATGGCGGGCAATACGGTGGTGGTGGCGGTGGAGGTGGGCAGAGCGGGGGCGGCGAGAACGGTGGGTTAGGCAACGTCGGCGCAGTTCGTATCATTTGGCCCGGGACCACGCGCCAATTTCCATCAACTAATACAGGGAACGTGTAAATGACACACTTTATCAAACTCAATAATGGCGTACCAGAAGGCAACGTAATTGTTGAAGAAAATTTGCGTCAAGTTCTTACAAATGCGACATTTCCAACTGTGATAACGGACTCATTTATTGAGCCGTTTGGCTATGGTATTTATGATTTTCGTAGCCAGCCACCCGTTGCTCGGTATCAAAAAAATATCGAGGTTACTCCTGTAAAAAATCAGTACGGAATCTGGTGTCAAACATGGGAAACAGTTGCTATGAGCGATAGCGAGAAAACATTAGAAGATGAGCGTAAATCTGCCGAGGTGCGCTTTACTCGTAATCAAAAGCTCTATCAGACCGACTGGACTCAGTTAATTGACGCCCCGGTGGACAAAGCCGCATGGGCGGCGTACCGTCAAGAACTGCGTGACATCACTTCTCAAACCGGCTTCCCTTGGGAAGTTCAGTGGCCCACTCAGCCGGAGTAACACATGGCAAACCTTTCCAACATCATCACGCCCAGTAACGTCCTGACGGCGACCAGCACCAACACGCTGAGCAACAAGACGATCAGCGGGGCCAGCAATACCGTTACGAATATCCCGTTAAGCACGGGCGTGACGGGTACTTTGCCTGTAGCTAATGGCGGCACAGGCGTTACATCTGTTGGTACGTCTGGAAATGTGCTGACCAGTAACGGAACTGCTTGGACAAGTTCTGCACCGCCTGGGGCAGATGTTCAAGTATTTACTTCTTCCGGCACTTGGACCAAGCCATCTGGCAAGACGACGGTGATGGTCGGGGTTTGGAGTGGTGGTGGTGGCGGTGCTCGATCTGCCAATAACGAAGATGGCGGTGGAGGTGGTGGAGGCGGCGGTTATTTTCAAAAAATATTTACTGCCGCGTCCTTAGGGTCAACGGAGTCTGTCACTATTGGTGCAGGTGGGGCAGGTGGCACCACCACTAACTCTGTTGGTTCTGCTGGGGGCACTTCATCTTTCGGCTCCTTGATCTCTTTGGCCGGAGGTCAGGGAGGTTCTATATCAAGTAGCCCTGGTGTCCCTGGAGCCCCTCCACAAGGGGGTCAAGGTGCTGCTGGTACTTATCCAGATTACACATTTGCGTCAGTATTTGGAGGTGGATCTGGAGCAAAAGGCGGGAATGGGACTACTAGTTTTGAAGGCGGTCGTTCTGCTTTTGGCGGTGGTGGTGGAGGTAGCGGCGGTCGTGGCCCTGCAAACCAAGCAGGTGGTGCAGGTGGATTATCTGGCGCTTCAAGCGCAATTGTTTATGTGGGTGGCGGTGGTGCTGGCGGCTCTTCTGGTGTAGCTGGTACTGCGGGAACTAATGGATCAGGTGGGGGTGGTGGCGGCGGAACTAATAGCGGCACGGCTGGAGCGGGTGGGGCAGGAGGTTTTCCTTCTGGTGGAGGTGGCGGCGGAGGAACCGGAAGTGTTGCGTCTGGAAACGGGGGCAATGGCGCTGCTGGTCAAGTTATCGTAATTTCTTGGTAAATCGCTATGAAAAACTACGCAATTATTGAGTCCGACATCGTCATAAACGCCGTTCTAGCATCTCCCGAATACGCAGCAGAACAGGGCTGGGTAGCACTGCCAGAGGGAGCGGGCATTGGTTGGTCCTTCGATGGCACCAACTGGACAGCACCCCCTCCCTCGCCTTCTGCGCCTGAACCTTCTAGCCCGACCAAAGAAGAACTGCTTGCTCAAATTCAGGCTTTGCAGGCGCAAATTAACGCACTGCCATGACCCAAGCAGACGAAATCAAACTGCTTCAAGAGCAGGCCCGTGCCGAGTTAAACAGGCTTGAAGCCCAAAGCACAGCCAAGGAAGTCGCTGGCAAAGCCATCGGCAAGCAGGGGCTGTTCTACATCACGTTCATCGTGGTGATCGGTGTCTTGGCCTCCTTGGCGCTTGAATCCGAGAAGATTGCTGCGGTAATGGGTCTGCTTGGTGCTGCGTTGACGGCGCTTATCTCCATGCTTAACGGTATTGCCGGGGCCAACCCCAAGCAAGAGAAGCCTGAGTTTGAGGTCATCAAGTCCCTGATTGAAAAGCTCGACAGGCTTGACCGTCCAGAGCAGCCCATGCGTGTGGATGTAAACGACGGCAAGGTCACGGTCACCAAGGGTGAAGACACCATCACCACAAGGAGCTAAACATGCTGTCCCTTCTCTCAACGCTTGGGGGCCTGCTCATCAGCGGCTTGCCGAAGCTGCTTGATTACTTCCAGAACCGCGCAGACCAGAAGCACGAACTTGAACTTGCCCGCGTGCAGATCGAGCGGGAGTTGCAGCTTGCTGCCCAAGGTTTTGCTGCCCAGGCCCGCATGGAAGAGATCCGCACCGACCAGATTGCCATGCAGACTGAGGCCAAGATGACCGAGGCTGCGCTCGACCATGACAAGAAGGTGCTGGAGAAGGCCAGCAAGTGGGTCGCCAGCTACGTGGGCACCGTCAGGCCGACGGTCACGTACATCTTCATCCTTGAGCTTGTCGCCATTAACGCAGCCATCGCTTGGTATGCGTTTAATCAGCAGGGGTTGATCAACAACGTGGATGACCTCATCCGCATCACTACGGTGATCTTCTCTGATGACGAGATGGCAATGCTTGGGGGTATACTAGGGTTTTGGTTTGGATCGCGTAGCTGGAGCAAGAAATGACTATTGGTTTGTACGCTGTTGTCAATAAACACAATGGCAGGGCGTACATTGGCAGCTCCACAAATGTTGAACTGCGAATGCGGCATCACAAGTGCTACATCAATACAGGTCGGTTTTTGCACTATCAAGGCTACGCTGAAGACGCAAAGGCGTATGGCGTAGGCGGTTTTGACTTTAAGGTGATTTGCAAAACCGACTCAATTGAAGAGGCAAAAGAACTGGAGACTGCATTTCTTGAAATGTGGTTGAGTGACTTGTACAACAAGGCACCAAGCGCCAATGGTGCAACTGGAGTCAAGCGCAAACGACATCTTTATGTCAAGGCGGCAGCAAAGCGTCTGGCTGACCCTGACTATCGGGCTAAACTTAGTGCGGCGTGTAAGGGCAAAAGGCAAGTATTGAAGTGCCCGCATTGCGAGGTTGAAGGCGGCGGCGGGAATATGCGCCGTTATCACTTTGACAAGTGTGGGAGCAAGAAGTGAAACTGAGCCCCATCGGTGCGGCGCTGATGCACCGGTACGAAGGGTATCGGAACAGGCCATATTTATGCCCGGCCCAAATTTGGACGGTTGGCTGGGGAAGAGTTCTGTATCAAGAGCAGATCAGACTGCCTGTAGTTCGTGTAGGCGACTACCAAGGCATGATCCGCAAAGAGTTCCCGCTGCGCCCTGAAGACAATCGCGCCTGGACTAAAGATGAGATTGAAGAGCTCTTCAGCGAAGATGTCGCGTCTTTTGAGCGTGGTGCTCTTCGACTGTCTCCTAATCTGGTTGGTCGTCAAGGCGCATTTGACGCTGTGGTCTCTTTTGCATTCAACGCAGGCCTGGGAAATTATCAGCGCAGCACCATCCGGATGAAGAATAATCGCGGTGAGTTTGAAGATGCCGCTGATGCATTCATGATGTGGACAAAGGGTGGTGGCAAGGAATTGCCAGGACTGGTCAGGCGGCGCAGGGATGAACGTGCGTTGTTTTTGGGGTAGTCATGCCACTCAAGAAATTTGTAGCCAAGTCTGGTGTAAACAGAGAAAACACCCGCTACTTCAATGAGGGCGGCTGGTACTCCTGTGACAAGATCCGCTTCCGTCAAGGAAGTCCAGAAAAGATTGGCGGCTGGCAGCAGGTCAGCAATGAGCAGTTCCTGGGTGTGTGCCGCTCCTTGTGGGCGTGGTCGGCTTTGTCAGGCGTGGCTTATGTAGGGCTTGGCACAAACCTGAAGTACTACATCGCGCTGTCTGGTGGGGGCACGTACAACGATGTCACGCCCATCCGAAGCACAGCAACACTGAACAATCCGTTTACAGGCAACGGCACCACCACCGTCACTGTGACTGATGTTGCTCACGGCTGCATCACGGGTGATTTCGTAACTTTCAGTGGCGCGACAGGCACTTACGACACCATTTTTAATGCAGAGTTTCAAGTCACGGTTCTGACCGCCGACACATACACCATCACAACCGGCTCCAACATTGCTGTTGGCTCTTATGGTGGCGCTACTGTCCTTGCAAGTTACCAAGTAAGTGTTGGTGATGTTCTGCAAACAGCAGTGACTGGCTGGGGTGCCGGAGGATGGGGCCTTGGGACTTGGGGCAACGGCCTTGCAAGCACATCGTCTATCCGTGTTTGGAACAATGACAACTTTGGCGAAGACTTGATCTTTGGGCCTAAGGATGGTCCGCTGTATTACTGGGACCAGACAGCAGGTTTAAGCACTCGTGGCGTGGCGCTGACATCTTTGGCTGGTGCCTCTGATGTGCCTACCGTGCAGCACTTGGTTGTGGTGTCCGACACATCGCGTTTTGTTTTGGCGCTGGGCTGTAATGACTACGGCTCTGCCACGCAAGACACAATGCTGATCAGATGGTCGGATCAGGAGAGCGCGGTCAATTGGACCCCTTCTGCAACCAATCAAGCGGGCAGCTTGCGCCTGTCTCACGGCTCTGTCATTGAGGCTGTAGCCCAGGTCCGCCAGGAGTTCTTGGTTTGGACCGACACAGCCTTGTACTCACTGCAGTACCTGGGGCCTCCTATTGTCTGGGGCTCACAGATCCTATCCGACAGCGTTTCCATCCTTAGTGACCGCGCATGGGCGACGGCTGCTGGTGTGACGTACTGGATGGGTAACGGTAAGTTTTATATGTACGACGGTCGCGTCCAGAATCTGGTCTGCGATCTGCGTCAGTTTGTGTTTAACAATTTCAACCTAAACCAATCTCAGCAGGTTTTTGCATCCACAAACGAGCAGTTCAATGAAGTTTGGTGGTTTTACTGCTCCAAGAATAGCACCGCGATTGACAGTTACGTGATCTACAACTACGTCGAGAAGGCGTGGTATTACGGAACGATGGGCAGGACCGCTTGGATTGACACCAGCGTGTCCAATGATGTGCCAATGGCTACCGACTACAACCGGCGCTTGATTTATCACGAGACCGGCGTTGATGACAACGCCACGACGACCACGCTGCCGATTGCAGCGTTCATTACTTCGTCCGAGTTTGATATTGAAGACGGGCACAACTTTGGGTTTGTCTGGCGGGTGCTGCCTGATGTGAACTTCACCGGTTCCATATCTGAAAGCCCGACGATGAACCTGACGCTGTTACCTTTGCAGAACTCAGGCTCAGGGTATACCCGAGGTGTGGTGCCTGTTGCTTCCGTGACTTCAGATATGTCGGTGGCAGGTGAAAACGCTTACCCTGTAGTGCGTAGCGCCACAGTGCCGATTGACCAGTTCACGGGGCAGGTAAACATTCGAGTGCGTGGCAGGCAGATTTCTCTCAAGGCCGCATCAGACCAACTTGGTGTGCAGTGGCAGCTTGGTGCATGTCGTTTAGACATCAGGCCTGACGGACGTAAATCGTGACGATCTGGGCAGCCATCATCAAGCGCTTTACCGCGCCTGCGCTACCCAAGCCAACGCTAGACTACGACAAGTCCTATATGGACGCGCTTGTCAATGTGCTGCGCCTGTACTTCAATCAGCTTGACAACTTACTGGGGCAGATCGTGGCAACTACAGGAAACCCAGTACCAATCTCTATTGGCGGCACCAATGTTGATGCGTTCGGGCGGCTAAGAACCAGCGCTCCGTACACGCTGTTTGATTCTCAGAACCGCTACGCTATTGACAATCAGTTTGACACCAGCACCGCCACTGGAGGCTCAACCACGTACTTGACCAACGAATCATCGGTGAGGATGAATGTCACCACCTCCAGTGGGTCTGAAGTTGTAAGACAGACTTACAGGTGCATGCCGTACCAGCCGGGTAAGGGGTTGTTGTGTTTGGCTACGTTCGTCATGAACACTGCCAAGACCGGGCTGCGTCAACGGGCGGGGTACTTTGGAACCCAAAACGGCGTCTTCCTCCAGCAAGCGGACAGCACTGTTTCCTTCGTCCTGAGGTCTTACATCTCAGGATCTGTCAGCGATGCGCGGGCGGTCAACCAAGCGGACTGGAACGGCGACAAACTTGATGGGACGGGGGACTCCGGCTACACCCTGGACCTGACCAAAGCACAAATTTTGTGGATGGACTTTGAGTGGCTTGGGGTTGGATCTGTTCGGTGCGGGTTCATCATTGACGGCAACTACATCGTCTGCCACACCTTTGAGAATGCAAACGACATCACTTCTGTTTACATGACCACGGCAATTTTGCCGGTCAGGTACGAGATTACCAACACCGCAGCGACGGCAAGCGCTTCGTTCATGAAGCAAATTTGCTCCTCGGTGGTTTCAGAAGGTGGGTACGAACAGACATCCATTGAGCACGTGGCCCGCAGAACTGCAACACTGACCGGGATAGGCACGACTTTTGTACCGTTGGTGTCCATCCGGCTGGCTTCTACGGCGCTGAACGCAGTGGTGCTCCCTGCCAAATTTAACGTAATGCCGACCTCAACGGGGGACGATTTTGAGGTTATTCTGGCAAAGAACAGCACGGGGCTGACTGGGGCTTCTTGGGCTGCAGTTGCAAGTGACGCCAACGTGGAGATGGACACTTCTGCCACGGCCATGACGGTAGGCGCCATTGTAGATATCCAGTACGTTAAGTCCACTAACCAGTCCAGCGGGACGATCAACCAGACTGCTGGGTACAACTGGGATCTTCAGTTGGGCTCCTCCTTGACTGGGACGAGTGATATCTATACGCTGGGCATCCGGGTGCTGTCTGGCTCTTCCGGTGCGGCCATCGGGTCTTTGACCTTCTACGATTTGACGCAGTGATAGGTTAAGAAATGGCTCTTCCGCTGTATCAAACGCTATCTTCTCAAGAACAGTTTGAGCGTCTTGGCGCAGCCATGCCGACCGGGTGGGAAACCACCACAGACCCACTTGCAAGAATCAACTTACTCAACCAACTTGGTGTAAGTGGGGATCAGCTAAGAGATGTCCTTGGGTACTCTCAAGGCGATGTTGATTGGATGCAAAGCAAGGGTCTGGGAGTTCCTGCTCCCACCCCTGCGCCAACTCCAGCCCCAATACAACAGAACGCTTATCAAACCCTGGCACAAGAGCCTGGATTTGACACCGATGCATATACATACGAAGACCTCGTATCTGATTACGTTGCCCCGACGCCGACTCTGGCTCCAACACCCGCGCTCAATCAATACGGATATTCCGAAGAAGATTGGAATGCTTTTAGCCCTGAAGCGCGTAGTTTTATCGAGCGACCAGAAACCGCAAATCTTGGTCGTGGCACGGACACCAGGGATTTCCTTGGTGATGATATTCAAATCAATAAGGAAATAGGACAAACAGGCGATAGTTGGTCTGGTAAAACTACAACTTACCAAGCATATGATGCCTACGGTAACCCAACGCAAACATTTGATGTTTCTGAGAGTGGCCTAAAAGAAGGCTTGGCTATAGCGGCTACTATGGCCGCTTCAATGGCTACGCTAAACCCGGCATTTACCGCTGGGATTGGTGGAACTATTGCATCCACACTAGGTATCCAGGGGTTATCTGCAGCGGCAACATCGGCTCTTGGTAGTGCTGCTGTTAATGCAGCAGTTACGGCTGCAAAAGGTGGCAGTTTTGAAGATGTTTTGCAAGCAGCAGCAGCAAGCGGGCTTGGAAGCGTAGCGGCAGAAAAAGTTGCTGCGTTTGCAAACTCGGCTGGCTCTCAAGTTGCAAGCCAACTAAACAGTTCTGCACTTGGCCAAGCCGTAACAAGCGGCATCACTGCGGGTGCGCGGGCACTCCCATCGGCGATTGCAACCGGTGACTTTGGCAACGTCCTGACCAGCGCACTGACTGGCGGAGCCACGGCAGGCATTACCACGGGTATTTCCAACCTGACTGGGTTTACACCGTCTGAGATCAATGCTGCTGTAAACATTGCACAGGGTGCTGCGTCTGGTGACTATGCCAAGATGCTGGCGGGGGCTGGTTCGTTTACGGATAGCCCAATCCCTGGCCTTGCTTCCAAAGCCTTGACGCTGAAAGAAGCGGTTGAGTCTGGTAATCCAACAAGGATCATGTCAGCCATGCAGGGCTTTGGCTCTGCGATGGATGCGTACAACAACCAGCAGGCACGAGACAACAGCAAGACAGACACAGGCGACGAAACCGCCCGCCTTCAGGCCCGTTATGGCACTGCAGATGACGCAGTCATCAAGCAGATTGAGGCCATGTCTCCCAAGACAACTGGCCCTGCCGGCACAACGGCAGATGTTGAGCAGGCTCTGTACGAGGATGTGCTGAGACAAGCTCCGTCTGTTACAGAGTCCACCATCACGCCTGAGGAGTTGGCTCGGATTGTCAGCGGGGACACAGCGCCTACGGCCAAAACAACTACCGAAACAACCGCTCCGGTCCAAGGCCCATACGACAAGTATGTTGACTTCGGTGAGGCGTTCCGCGCAGCCAGAAGCGTGCTTGGTGCTGGCAAATCGTTTACATGGACCGATCCGATCACCGGCTCAACAAAGACTTACACAACGGACTACGCTCCTGCCGCACCAAAGGATGCAGGTGCCGGAAGAGGTATCGCACCAGGGGTGACTGCAGCAAATGCAGCACAGCTTTCTGCAATTCCGTTGCGAACAGAAACTGCGCGAACTGTTTCAACGCCTAAGTTGACCGACACAGATTCCGGCATTGACTATTCTGCCGCTGCTACTGATATGCAGGGAACCGCGCCAAGTGCAGACGCAACATATGCAACGCTAAGTCAAAACGCACAGAGCCTTGCCAATGCCGCTAAGGGCACTGCTTTCCAAACGCCGACAGCGCTAGTATTAGATGCCGTGTCCCAATTGGGGACATCGTTTTCGTCTGCCTTTGGCGGCGTAGGTAAAGACAATACAACTCTGCAAGAGTTTAAGAAAATACAAGATATTGCAACAAGCATAACGCCTGATGCTGTTTTAAAAGATCTTGCAAGCCTTAACAAGAGTATTCAAAGTGCTGATGGCGTTCTGCAAACATTAGGTGCAGTTGGCGCAGGTATTTATAAGCAACCTTTAGCAATAGGTTGGCAAATTGGCTCTGAAATTGTTCAAGAAATACCATTGCTTGGTATAGGCAAGGCAGTTCAAGTTGGTGCTAAAGCTCTTGAATTTAGCAAAAGAATTGCCGATACCTTGGGTGTCACTACTTCGGTGGCGTCCAATATGCTGGAAAACGGCGGGTCCGCAAGAAACGAGACTTATGACGCTACGCAAGCACTATTAAAAGACAGCGTAAAGTCTGGACAAATTACACAAGTAGAAGCTGACACGATTGCGCAAAAGCAAGCAGACAATGCTTTTGTTAAATCAATGGCAGTGACTGGTGCAATATCGTTTATACCCGGTGGCACCGCCCTGGAAAAACGCATTATTGTTGGCGGCGCAGTAAATGACGCCAAGAGTGCCATTACAACCGGCTTGAAGGTTGCGGCAAAAGAAACAGTTCCAGAAGGCGTGGAAGAGGGTGCCACAGACTATATAACTCAAGGAGAGTCATTAAGGTCTATTGGCAAGGGATACGCAGATGTAAGCCCAAGTCAAGTTGCTGCTGCAACAGGTCTAGGCGCAATCATTGGCGCTGGGTCTTCTGGCAGTATTGCCACGGGCGCAGGTGTTGTTGACACTTTGAGTGGGTCAACAGGTGCAGCCGCCACGGAGCCTGGAGTAGCGCAAACCGTCTCATCTGGCGATGTAACAAAACCCGCAGTCAAAACAGAGCCAACATTTGACCCCAACACTGTGGTTGCCACAGATCCAGATACGGGCGATACGTTGACTCTTGGTGATTTAACCGGCTCAACTATTAGTTCTGCTGGCACCACCACAAAGATTGACCCAACTTTAGAGCCACTAAGTGACACTGAGCTTGACAGCGACCAGATCATCAATGACTACATCAATGAAGTCCTTGGTGGCAATGCGCCTGCAACAAGCTCAACGGAGAATGTTGTTTTAGGCACTGATCCAGATACTGGGGCAGAAGTCACGATGGGTGACTTGGGCTTGACGCCAAAAACCACAACTGAAACTGCGCCTGATTTATCTACGCCTATTGCAACAGATCAAAACACAGGTGAAGTGATTACGCTTGGTGATGTAACGGCAACAACCGCTCCAGATACAACACCCAAGACTGAGGCCACATCAGATACCGCACCCAAGCCGGATACGCGGCCCGACACACAGCCTGATGTCCAGCCGGACACACAACCAGAACCGGACACAACACCTGATGTTGCCCCGGATACTGCTCCTGATACGGCACCAGATACCGCACCAGACACGGCTCCCGACACAGTCCCGGATGTTGCGCCAGACACGGCTCCTGATACTACGCCTGACGTAACTCCTGATACTGCTCCAGACACCACTCCGGACACCACTCCGGACACCACGCCGGACACCACGCCGGACACTGCTCCGGATACCGCGCCTGATGTGGCTCCGGACACCACGCCAGATACCACGCCAGATACCACGCCAGATACCACTCCTGATACCACGCCTGATGTAGCGCCGGATACGACACCCGACACTGTGACGGACACCACTCCAGATACAAAAACAGAAATACCTCCTGAAGTTAAGCCGCGTGTGAGCGTTGAACCCCCAACGCCTGAACCTACCCCCGCTCCTACGCCTGCACCAACTCCGCCGCCTCCTGCGCCGACACCAGCACCTCCGGCTCCAACTCCTGCGCCGACACCTGCTCCTACGCCTAAGCCAGCGACTACGTCTAAACCCAAAGCCCCTAGTCCTGCGCCTAAGCCTCAGGCACAATCACCGCAGATGACTCCAGAGCTTGCAGCGTTTATTCAGGAACTGATGCGGACAGAAGAAGCGGATCTGGAAGCAATGACGATGGTGCGCAAAGCAGAGCGCGAAGAAAAGCGCAAAGGCGCTCGTGAAAAACTGAAGTCTAGAAAGGCTTGATCATGGAAGACGATTATGTTGTTACCCCTGGCGGCGTTGTCAGTGTTGGGGGAGAGCCATATGTTGATCCCGCTCTAGACTACTCCACGCTTCTGCCCACATCAGATCCTTTGCCTGCTGGCAGTTATGACATTGACAAGGATCTTGCAAGCTGGACTGGCGGTGCAAAAGATATTCTTGGCTCTTACAAGAAGCTCTTTGAAAAGATCAAGTCAGGCAATGCGGGGGCTACTGAATACGCCGCTGCCGCTGGCATCCTTGGCCTTTTGATGCCAAGTCTTAACCAGCCCAAGACCAAGGGCTGGAAGGGATCAGTTGACTTAAATCGTCAGTTCACCCGCACGCCCATTGCTCAGCCTGTGTTTACACCGTATGCGCAAAGCGCTGCTCCGGTGATGGGACGACAGTTCTTCAACTCGACGTATGGTGCTGCGCCTGCTGCGGCACCTGCTGCTCCCGCACCTACTACGCCACCGACCTTTCCTGATGCAACTCTTCCGGGGACTCTTGTCCCGCAAGAGCCAAACTATGCAGAGTCGGCTGGCGCGGCAGAAGGTGGCCTGATGGGCTATGCCCGTGGTGGCAAAGCGATGCCTCCTCGTTACTTGCGCGGACAAACTGATGGCATGGCAGACAAGATTCCCAGCAATATTGATGGGGTCCAACCTGCCAAGCTCAGTCACGGTGAGTTCGTGATCCCTGCTGATGTGGTTTCCCACCTTGGGAATGGCAACTCTGATGCTGGAGCCAAGGTTCTGTACAAGATGATGGACCGCGTTCGTCAGGCCAGGACCGGCAACAAGAAGCAAGGTAAACAGATCAACCCGGAGAAATTTACACCGGGCGGCATTGCTGGCTATGCCGGTGGTGGTGCTGTTGCGTTCCAGACGGGCGGAACAACTGCGCCGCTGGGTGCTTCTAGTGAGCAGAACATCTCTGAATGGGCTGGTCCCTATGTAGGCGACATGCTCAGCAAGACTGCTGCGTTGACCAACACGCCTTACCAAGCCTACCAGGGTCCGCTTGTCGCTGGCACCTCACCGCTGCAGAGCAAGGTGTTTGGCGGCCTAGAGAGCTTGAGCTTCCCCGGACAACTGGGGCAGTCGTTTACAGCACAAGGTGCGTATCAACTGCCCAGCATGACTTCTACGGGGGTCACCGGTCAAACTACAGGGCCTACTGGCATCGCGTCTCAGTACATGAATCCGTACCTAAACGCTGTGCTGACGCCTCAACTGGAAGAGCTTCGCCGTCAGTCTCAGATCACGCAGATGGGCACGGCTGGCAAACTAGCCCAGGCGGGTGCGTATGGCGGTTCTCGTCAGGCCATCATGGACGCCGAGACCCAGCGTAACCTGCTGCAAGAGCAAAACAAGGCCATTGGTACTGGGTATTCCAACGCTTATGACCGGGCGATGGGTCAGTTCAACACTGAGCAGCAACAGGCCAGAACTCTTGCAGACATGATGGAAGAGGCTGGTCAGAAGCAACGCGGCATCGAACAAGAAGGCATCACCGCAATCCAGAAGCAGTACGAGACTGAGTTGCTTGATCCGTTTACAAAGCTGCGATTCCAGAAGGAAATGCTGCAAGGTCTGCCGGTTGCGACTGCTTCCACCACTGCCAATCAATCCACGATGGGGCAGCTTGGTTCCGGGTTTGAGAACATTGGCAAGTTGATGAAAGAACTCGGCCTTTCCTGAGGAATAGATATGTACGCAGCACAGCAATCCTCAATCGATCCGGCCCTGGCCGCGCTGATGCAAACAGCGCAGATGGTGACGCCTGACAACACGCCGACCGTCGCGGCTCAGGTGGCGCAAGCAGCTAAACAGAAGATGGCCCCTCAGGGCATCGCTCAAGGCATGCCTGAGGCTCAGGAAGACTTCCAAGCTGCTATGCCGTCCATGATGCGCAACATGCAGCAGCAGCAGATGCAGCAGATGGTTAAACAGGCCATGCAGCCACAGCCTGCTGGGATTGAAGGTTTACCCGCGCCCAACATGCAAAACATGGCAGAGGGCGGTGTTGTTGGTTTTGCTGGTGACGAATTTGGTTCATATGTGTCAGAGGATGTCGCCCTTGATGAGTTGCGTGTAGCAGAAGCCAAGCGCAAGCGCGAAGATGCAGAGCGCCGTCGGCAGTTTGAGTTTCTTGAAGGCGCGGGTGCGCCTCAAGCTGCACAGTATCGAGAGCCTGTGAGAGCAGCACAACCTGCAGCACAACCTGCAGCCAAACCTGCAGCGCCGCCTGCTGCTGAGTCCAAGCCGCAATCTAAACCGCAGACAAGACCTCAGGCTGCTCCGCAAGCTGCACAACCGGCAGCCGGTATAGAGCAGTTGGTGGAGCCCAAGTTCCGTGGAGAGGGCATTCCAACCGCTGGTCAAGGGATCATGACAGAAGCGCAAGATTCCGTTAAACGATTGCGCGACATTGAAGAGGCTCGTTCGGCAGCCAGAGCCAAGATGCCTGACCTGAACGAACGCGGCATCGCTGCTCTGCAAAGGGCGGAGGCAGAGCGTAAACGGCTTGGTGAGGTTGACCGCTCAGATGATGAGCGCCGTCGTTGGGCTGGTGTGTTCCGTGGCTGGGGCGGTGATCGTGATGCGTATGACCGCGTCTTGACTGGAATTGCCAGCCGGGACAGCGCAGCCAACCAAGCTCAATTGCAGTTTGATCAAGCGCAGATCAAGTTGCAGCAGGCTCAACAGGCAGAGGCTTTGGGTCAGTTTGACCGCAAGGCGGCACTTGAGAAGGAAGCTGCGGAGTTGATGACCAAGGCACGCAAGAACGCCTTGGATGCTCAGCAGATTGCAGCCAATTTGGCAACAAGTCAGTTTGCCACCGAGGCCAATCTCTTCAACACTAAGAGCAGTGCCCAGCAGCGTGGACTTGATCGTGAGCAGCAAGCCAAGTTTGAAACTGAAAAGTTAAAAATTGAAGGAGCAAAGCTCAAGCAACAGGCCGAGCAAAACAATCAGATGAAGCTGGCTAATCTAATTAACTCTGCAAACATCACTGTAAACAGTGCCGTAGAAAAGATGGAGAAGGCACTTGATGCCAAGTATCCGCAAATGACATACATCAAAACGATGTCGCCAAAGCAGATACAAGATGATCCAAGATCATCTGTCTTATACGAGACGTATAACAATGAGAGAAACTCTTTGTATAAGCAAATGGTTGAGCCCGCTGTGATGGAACGAAACAGATTGGCTGCGCAGGTTGGCGGAGGTAACATCACGCGGTACGATGCTCAGGGCAACCTTGTTAGGTAATCCATATGGCTATTCGCATCCAGCTTTTTGATGGGTCGCTTCTTGAGTTCCCTGATAACACCCCTCAGGATGTTATTGATCGAGTAGCCAAGCAAGAAACACTGGCCCGTCAGCCCGCTCCGCAACCTCGACCTGTCATTGAGCCCCCTAAGAAAGAGGGGGTGATGGCTGCGTTTGGCAAAGGGCTAGAAAGCCTGCTGGGCTCTAGCCGCACTGCCGTTGGTGCGTTTACAGGATCTCCTGAAGAAGCTGCCCTGGCTGCTCTGGAGAGGCAGAAGCAGTCTCCCTACGCCGACCAAGTCAGCTTAGAGAAGGTCTCAGAGGCTGCTAAACGAGGCCTGCTGCCCGCCGCTGGTGAGGTCGCTAGGCAGGTGCCTCTGGCTATTGCTGAGCAGGCTCCGAACGTCCTGGCAACACTTGGTTCTGCCAAGGCTGGCTCTTTGCTTGGCGCAAAGCTGGGGACGGCTGTCGCGCCTGGAGTTGGCACAGTAGTTGGAGGTATCGGCGGTGGCATCTTGGGAGCGCTTACCCCGTCTTTGCTCCAGCAGTTTGGCGGGAACATCCAGCGTCAAGCCCAAGAGCAGCAAGCTCAAGGCAAGCCCATCGACATCAGCAGGACATCAGCAGGCTTGGCTGCTGTGCCCCAGGCAGGTCTTGATGTTGCCGCATCCCTAATCCCACTGGGCAGGACGTTTGCTGGCAAGGTTCTAGGCCCGCAAGTTGAAGAACTGTTGAAACGCGGGTCAGTTGAGGGCGCAGAGCGTTTAGCTCGTGAGAGCCTGCCCACTGTGTTGGGCAAGGGTGCTGCGATCAGCATCGCTACTGAAGTCCCGACCGAAGTTATCCAGACCATGCTTGAGCGCTCTCAGGCTGGTCTTGCCCTGACCACCCCGGATGCTTTGGCTGAGTATGGCAATGTGGCATACCAAGCTGGTCTACTTGCGCCTATTGGTGCTGTGGGTCGTGTGGGTGAGCGTGCTGCAGCGCGGAGTGAAGCTCTTCTGCCCGGTCAACGCCGTGGTGAGTCCGATATGGACTTCGCCAACCGGCTGAGTCAAGAGATCGGGAATGATCGTGCTTATGTTGCAATGCAGCAAGCAGAGCAGGCAGAAGCCGCTAAGCGTCAAGCTGCACTGGAGCAGATGAAACAGGCCATCGGTGATGGCTTGCTGACGCCCGAGGTGGTTAAACAGTGGGGCTTTGGGAAAGGCTCCATCTTTGATTCCCTGGTCAACAAGAACCTGAGCAATCCTGAGGATGCGTCCTTTGTGGCCGATGTCTTGGCCGCGTACCGGCCTAAGGCTCACCCCAATACGCAGGTCAAGATTGATGATGCGCTGGCTGGCATTGAAGCCATGTTTGGTGCCAAGCCAACCTCGCAAACTGAAGGAGCAGCAGATGTTGGAACGGCTATCACCGAACCAAGTGGAGCGGGCGTTCAAGTGGCTGGCGAGCCCAGTGCAGGAGCCACCACCCCAAGACTTGGAGCCCCTGAACCAGCAGGAGTGGTTCCTCCTGTCGAGGATGCTAGACAACCTGCTGGAGGAGCAGAAGCAGCACCGCCTGCAGTAGCTCCGCCTCTTGCGCTGCCTGCGCCTGTTGAGCCTGAAGTAGTTACTCCTGCCGCAGAAGCCGTCACGCCGCCAACAGAGCCGGTTGTTGAAACGCCTGCTGCTGAGAAGCCCGTTGAAGCGCCGGCTGCTCAGAAACCTGCTGTTGAGTTGCCCAAGTCATTGCAGGATATGTCTCCTGCAAACAGGCAGTTGTATGAGCTTGATCGCAACATAGAAGAAGCGAAGACTCCTGCATCTGGTATTGACTGGGAAATCAAGGACACGCTTGCCCCAGAAGAGAGGGGCATGACATTTGAAAGCGCGACCGACCAGCTTAACTCGTACTTGGCTGGCATCAAAGATCTTGACGGTAAGCTACGCAGTGGCAACAGGACTGGCTCCACCCCAGGTCGTTTGATTGAGATGTGGAAAAACGCTTCGCAAACGCAGGCGTTTATAGAGCAGCAGAAACAACAGAAACCCGAGCTTTGGGCGAACTATCAAGCTCGTCAAGCTGATGTTGCCAATCTCAAGGAGGGTGATGCAGTTATCACGCCCAATGGCGAACAAGCCATCCTTGATAAGAAGTTCCCAAAGAACTGGCGAGTTAAGCTCCCCAATGAAGAGATGCGGCTGTACCCGCCAACCAGCTTTAGACGCGCAGAGCCTGCCGCTAAGCTATCGGCAGCACAGATCCCCAAGTACAAGATTGTTCAAACGCAAGTCGAGGGTTTGGACGGCAAGATCAAACGCGCCTGGAATGTTGTTGATGCCAAGGACGACTACATACAAGACACGTTTGATACGCGGGCAGAAGCTCAAGACTGGGTCCGTGGCGTAAAGGAAAGAGCAGCCAAGCCATCACTGGCTGAAGAAGCCAAGCCGCTGCCCATCACACCCGAGATACAGGAAAAGATTGATCAACTTGAGAAGGTTCTCAAGAAGATCATGAACAAGTACGGCCTGAAGGATGTTGCCCTCAAGCTGATCGACAACATGAAGGCAGAAGGCGAGTACGCACAGAGCGTGGTTCGTCTGGCCCTGGATGCTGTAAACCCGGTGCAGGCCTTGAGGCATGAGTCCATCCATGCTCTGAAGGAACTGGGCTTCTTCTCTCCACAACAATGGGCAGCACTTGAAAAGCAAGCCAAGAGCAAGTGGATTGATCAGTACCTTAAGACCAAGAACATCAACAAGGAAGACCTAGAGGAGGGCCAGAAGTCCCGCTATGACGCATACATGGAGCTTTACAAGGGCGACATGGACGCGATCATTGAAGAGGCAATTGCTGATGCCTTTGGGGACTTTGATGTAAACAAGGCTCCTCCGGGCCTGATGCAAGCCATCCTGACCCGGCTGCGTAACTTCTTTGATGCGGTCAAGACTGCCTTTGGTGGTGAAGTCACCGCAGAGCAAGTGTTCCGTAAGGTTGAGAAGGGTGCTCTGAAGGCGGAGGCTAAGGCAGAAGCTGCCCCGGCTAAACAAAGTTTGCGTGAAGTTCCTCTGTCCACTCGTGGGTTGATGGAAGTTCAGCCCATCGTAGCGATGCAGGAGCTTGGGCTCAAAACAGATGCTGTCCGCAAGCCGGGTGGCATTGAGTTGTTTAACGATGTCCGCTCCATCGCTCTTGCACTTAATCAAGACACCATCCGAAACAAGGGCAAGATCGCCAAGACCGATACCTCATTGACCTCGGAAAAAGAACTTGCGAGGGCAATGGTTGATGAGATTGGCTACCAGCTAAAAGCAACTGCAGGGACCGGCACTGGCAAAGGTTGGTACTCGGACAACTATCCCAAGGCAGTTAAGAAGCTGGGCAAGCTGTTCCCAGAGCTTGAGACAGATCCATATGCCAGAACTGTTTTCTCTGCATTGGTTGCTATTACCTCCAATGGCGAGAAAGTATCTCTCAACGTAAAGAACGCCATTAAGCTCTACGAAGACATTCGTATGGGCAAAGACCCGCGTAATATTGGTTCTCGCCGCAAAACTGCACTGGATAATAACATTGCAGTTGTCATGCAGCTAATGAAGCAATATGGTCCCACTGGAATGCGCAATGAATTATTGCGTGAGATTACAGTTAAGGACATGAACGCTATCCTGCGTTCACGCGGAGAAAAGCCCGATACCTCTTATCTTGCGGATACCAAAGTACCTGCTGCGGCATTGTATTTCGGGCCAAAGCTAGGCGCATTCTTCTCCAATCTTGAAGGCGCAGAGGGCTATCTGACGATGGATATGTGGTGGACCCGGACGGTTAACCGCATGCGTGGGCAGTTGGAATCAAAGGCCACCGAAGCGTCCATCAAGAAGTTTGCCGCGATGATGGATAAGCCAAATGCCACCCGAGATGAGGTGGTGGCGGCAACCATCCCGCTGCGTAACAAATATGAAGAGTTTGGCTGGCACACTGAACTAGAAGAGTTAGTGGGCCGCAAAGAGCCAGCAGAAGATAAGGACAAGCCAGCCTGGACGGCAAGGGCGAAGCGTCAAGCTGGCCCCGCATATGAAGCTCTCTTGTTTGAACATCGTCTTGAGAAGATGGCTAACACCATCTACAAGAACGAGTATGAGTTGCTGGAAGAGGCTCCGTTTACATCCACCGACCGAGAGTTCATGTACCGCACGGCTAGGCGGACTCAGAGCCTGCTCAAGGCCGAAGGCATTAACCTGTCACTAGCAGACATCCAGGCCGCTCTCTGGTACTACGAGAAGCGTCTGTATCAACATTTGAGTGGAAGGAAAGCAGATGACATCGGATACGACGAAGCCATCACCCAACTCGCAGGGGAAAGTACTCGACCCGCAGGACCCTCTGTGGTCTTCGCTGGACAACCTGTTTCTGGGGCTGGAGCCACAGGAGCGGGCGCAGCAGTTGCTGGAGTTAGTGCGCAGCCTGTCCAGCTAAAGCCAAGCCTGCGTGAAAAAGCATCCTGGGATGACAAGCGCATTGAGCGTTTAATTGATCAATACGGCTACACCGATGGGCGTACCTACGGTATTGCTGCGTATGTAAACCCGGAAGAGTTTGTCCGCGCAACCACTCCGTCCAAAGAGTTTGCCGATGAACTCAAGGCAGAGGCTGGGGCACTTGACCGCGATCAGATAGCCAAAGAAACTCAAACGCCATTCTTGGAATGGGACATTGAGAAGGGCGTCATCGTTGGTCATGAAGGCAGGCATCGTATGTCTGCGCTTTCTGCTGAAGGTGTTGAGTCTGCCCCGGTCGTGCTGTACGTCAAGGATCGGTATGGCTCTAAAAAGCCGGATCAGTATGAGCGCCAGGATTCTGTATCCATCAAGGGGCAGAAATTCCAAGACGGTGTTGGCAGACCTCTGACGGCCACCAACCTGATTCCACTTGAGTACAGGCAGGCCAAGTCACTGAGAGAAGAATTTGCCGCAGCGGCTGGTGTTAAGTACAGCCTGCGCGTAAACATCCCGGCAAGCGCACGCGCACGGGTTGTTGCCACTATTGCCTCCCGTCAAGAGAAGGGCTTTGTTGAGCGCCTCATGGAGGCGATCTCTCCAACGTCCTACTCCGACTTCCGTGCCCAGGCTCTGAACCGCTACAACCAGCTTGGTGTTTACGACAAGATCCGCGCCAAGAAGATGGGTGGTGCTGCGCTGCTTGCTGATTCCAGCGCTGAGTCTGCTGCCCTGCTGTCTGACCTGGGTGCTGGTCTAACCGCTTCCGCGCTGGGTGTGCATGACCGGATGGGTGGCATTCCTGTGTTCAGGAACGGTATCACCATCATCAGCAACCAAAACGGCACGATCAAAGGCCCGACCGCGATCTTTGCCCCGTTGGCTGCTGATCCGGCTCATTATCAGGACTATCAGTTCTGGGCTGGCGTGAAGCGTGGTTCGCGCTACATGCAAAACCCACAAGGCAAGTACGAAGAGAAACTGTTTACACCATCAGACGTCAAAGAGGCGGAAGTAATTCGCAAGGCATACCTCAAGGCGGGGATTGACTTTGAGGCCATGCAAAAGGAGTGGATCAAGTACAACGACGGTCTCGTCCAGTACATGGTCGATACCGGCGTGCTCTCACAGGAGCGTGCTGACCTGTACCGTAAACACGCAGACTATCTGCCCTTCTATCGGCAGATGGACGGCAGAGAGACCATTGGCCCGAAGGTTTTCCAAGCCATCTCTGGTGTCAAGCCGCCTAAAGCCGCTAAGGGTGGAGAGGCCCTGCTTGATGACTTTTTAGAAAACATTGTCCGCAACACTCAGTCTGCGATCCAGGCTGGCGTCAAGAATGTCGCAGCCCAAAGAGCCGCCAAGGTGGCTATGGACATCGGCATGGCATCGCGGCTGGGCTTCAAGTCCTCCGCAGCCGGAACCTTTGATGTTCTGGAGAACGGTCAGGTTGTCACGTACCAATCAAAGGATGAGCTTTTCATCAACGCCATCAAGAGCCTTGGTATTCCTGACCTGCCGTTTATAGGACTGTTGTCTGGCCCCGCGAACTTGCTTCGCAATCTGGTAACCAAAGACCCAGGCTTCATGCTTGCCAACCTGATGCGTGACTCAATGTCCGCATGGGTTACCTCCGGCGTGAAGATGACCCCGATGGTAAACACCTTCACCAACTTTGGTGCTGCTATCGCAGGCAAAGACCCGGCCTTCCAAGCTCTGATGAACGCAGGCATTTTGGGTGGCTATGAGTTCTCGCAGAACGTGGAGCAGAGCGGGCGTGAGTTCGGCAAGGCTCTGAGGAAGCAAGCCAAGATCAAGTCCACCGGGCTCAAGGGCGCAGCAGAGATGGGCGCTAAGCCGTTTACATCTCTGTGGGATGCGCTGGAGAAAGGTTCCACTGCATCTGACGCAGCCACTCGGATGGAGGTCTACAAGCGCACGCTGGCCGAGACCAACAACGAAGCAGAGGCTCTGTTTAGAGCGCTTGAGGTGATGAACTTCAACCGTAAAGGATCTTCTGCTGTCGTAAGAATTCTTACCGCTGCGGTGCCGTTCTTAAACGCACGCATGCAGGGCCTGGATGTTCTGTACCGCGCAGCTTCGGGGCAGATGAACGCTCGTGATGCAGCGCAGATCCAGAAGCAGTTCTTTGTGCGCGGCGCAATGATTGCATCCTTGTCTGCCGCTTACTGGCTGCTGACGCATGACGATGAGGAATACAAGAAGCAGGAGCAGGAGACAAGAGACAACTACTGGCTTCTTCCTTCGCTGGGCGTCAAGATCCCGATCCCCTTTGAAATCGGTGTGTTGTTC